TAATAAAATCAGATCACAGAACATAATCCTATATATTATATATAATATAATAATCCCAGAACACAGAACATAATCCTATATATTATATATAATATAATAAGGATTATAATAAAATCATCGAATCATTGAACCAAATTTATAATAATCCCAGATCATTGAACATAATCCTATATATTATATATAATATAATAATAAGGATTTATTAAAATCTCAGAACACATATCAAGGATTATAATAATCTCAGAACACAGAACCTAATCCTATATATTATATATAATATAATAATCTCAGAACATAGATCACAGAACATAATCCTATATATTATAATATAATATAATAATAAGGATTATAATAAAATCAGAACACAGATCAAGGATTTAATAAAAAATCTCAGAACACAGATCAAGGATTTAATAAAATCATCGAATTTTATCATTATCCCAGATCAAGGATTTATTAAAAAATCATCGAATCATTGAACCAAATTTATTAAAATCATCGAATCATTGAACCAAATTTATTAAAATCATCGAATTCAAGGCAATCATTTTATAATAATCATCGAATTTTATCATAATCCCAGACTTTCGATTAAATATTTAATTTAACATACCTCTAGTAAATTTTACTTTAATTCTAAGTAACTAGAAAGCTTACCCTCTATTATGTTCTAGATTAATAAATAAAAGACATTGTTTTTAGCTTCGATTGTGATTTTAATTTATCCATAGATAACCCTAAAATTTATCCTAAAATCTTGAAGTTGAGAGTTTGATATTTTTTTCTAAAGCCGGCTATTTTTAACTTGTACTCGAAAAAAAGTACAGTTTTGGATATGTTTTGGATATGTTTGTAAAAAATGGGTTAAAAAAGTCAAAAGTGCTAAAAGTGAGCTAAGTTGACAGTTTAGGGTAAAAAAGGCCCTAAATCCTCAAATCCCAGACCTAATTTTTCGAAAAAATGTACACAACACATATGCAAATTTTAGGGCCTTAAAACTTGAAAACTCTATGGTTTAGAGATACGTAAATATAGTTCGTGAGGGTGAGTTACAAAAACCCCCGTGTTATACCCCTGTTATATAGCTTCTATTTGATAGTGTATTTGATATGTATTTCATATTTGATATTATTATTTTCCTTTTGATATGTATTTCATATTTGATATTTTCCTATTTATATAATATAATCCTTTTTATATTATTATATGTTGGTTTTTTTGTATGTAGGTTATATATAGGATTTTCTTTTATCATTGGTTATTTTTATGTTTTTTGTTTGTTGTTTTGGGGATAAGGATAGGGATTATATTATCATTGACATCCCTTTATGTGTTATCTTTAGGATTCTATGTTTATTTTTTTCTTTTTTTGTTTGTTTTGGGTTCTATGATAATATCAGGGATTCTTTTATGGAGATTTCTATGATGATTTTTATTTTGTGATTGCTTATCATTGATTATGTGATAATGGATTTATATATTATCCTTGACTTATGATAATCTTTTTTTCTTTTTTAGGTGTTTGGTTTGGGTTATGGGTATATAATCCTTGTGATATTGTTATTTATATCATAGAACTGGGATTTATTTATTCGATTTCTTTTTTGTTTGTGTTTTTTGGGATCCTAATGTATGTGATTATATTATCCTTATCCTATGATCATTGTTTTGGGATGGGTGTAAGGGATTCTTTTATTATCCTTGAAGTATGATGAGCTCTGATTTAAATTGTGTTTGTTGGTGGGAAATGTAAATCCTTTCATAGTTAAGGATAATGATTATTATTTGATTGTGATGGTGGTTAATTTCTTTGATATTAATATGATTTGTGTTACGAAGGGATTTTCTTGGCCTTCTTTTGGTTGAGCGTTTAGGTGGATATGATATTCCTTGAGTAGTGATGTTGGCTCATGGTCTATACATCCTTCCATCAGATATCGGATAAGAAACATTATTGTGCCTGGCTCAATTTCTTGTTTGGGTTTCCCTATCAATAAGAAGGAAATAATTCCTGGTATGGGCATTACCATATCTATTGTATAGGATTCTAGTAATGCTCTTACTGTTGGATGGAGAATGGTTCTTAGAGCTTCTAAGGTATCCAGTAATTCCTTTCCTTTTAGTTGTTCGATTTCGGGCATTGAACCCTTACTAATAGCTTCCCAGAACTCTTCTTCTTTTGTGAACTGCATTGTTTTGGTATAGAATTGGGATTTGTAATAGCTTGGTTCTGAAGCATCTTTTCCAAGGTCATCTTTTAGGTAAGCTATTGCTTCATCTAATCTAAGTTGTTTCATTAGTTCAACAAATCCCTTACTATCGGTTGCAGTTCCTAAATATTGAGTTAGGAATCCCATATATTGGACCTCTACTGATTTGATCCATTCCCAGTTTTTGATTTCTTTTGTTGTCATAATGATGAATGTTTTTATTGATTTGATAATAAAACTGTTGATTGTTTGGGATAATTTGGTAAAGGATATACGTATACCATTACTTGAGATATACTTGGATGATTTACCATCCAAATGATTGCATCTTTCTGATATTTCTGAAAGCAGAGCTTAAGCTTCTCTATGAACTCTTCTGAAAGGTATTCCTCTATATCAATGTGAGGAGTATATTCCATTGAAATAACATATCCCGGAGTCATAGGAGTTAATCCCTGGATTGTTTTATATGGGTTGCACCAAAGGTTTGTGTCATCAAATGAATTTTTGATAGATGTGATATCCTTGTAAACGTTGTAAATAAGCTCTCTTGGTTCCATGTTATTGCATTTTTTATACGATTAATAATACACAAATATAAATATTATTTTTAATACTGCATACTCTTTTATTAAATTAAAAAGGCAAGCTTGTTAGGCTTGCCCTGTTAAAAAGGATTCGATTGAAGGATATTCTTTCCAATGCTGTGACCAAGTGTTATTTTCATCATAATTATTGAAGTACATTGTGATAAGGACTAAATCATTGCCCTTGTTGCCCTTGTATTCGAAATGTTCTCTGTCTACATTGGGAAGATGTTCAACCTGGAGATCTAAAAGATCATTCTTGTTTTCAACCTTAATAGAAATCTCCATTTTACCTATTAGGTTCTTTGTTGAGTTCTTATAACCCATGATTTTGATGTCTTCTATGATTGGTTTTACCTCTTGGAGGAATTTCACCATTCTATTTCTTTTCGGCATACGTTCGATTGTTTATATTTACCTTGTTCATAATTATATTGGTTTCTCTCTTGAAGTTCTATCTGGATTTCTACCTCTTTTGTATAATCTAATCCAGTAGCCCTCATCTTTTCGATAAGTTTTTTAATTCTAGTGGCATAGATTAGATTATGTTGCAAATATTCTAATCTTCCAGATTTAATATCGCTAGAATTTTCTCCTGAATCCTTAATTATCTGAATCTCATCCTTTAATCTTGTAATGATACTTTCAGTATGTAATTCATATGCTTTTAAAATGCCATCTTGAACTATGAGCCTCTTTTCTTCATCCGTTAGAGTTACTTCTCTTTCTGTTTTTACTTCTCCATTAGGCCAAGTGTAGTGAGCATGATTTGCATTTGGCTTAAACTCTGTTTGATAAAGAGCATAAAGGATACCAGCTCCCATTGGGGAGAGAGCTAGTATCATTAATCCTATGAATTGTTTTACTTTCATCTGAATTCGATTATTGTGTTAACTAATGAAGTAACGAATAGCTTCTTTTGATATTTATCCTTAGAATCTTTTGAAGAAACTATGGTTACTATTTGATTCTCGTAGTATACATAGGCATCCTTGAAATACCATGAGTGTCCGGTACAATCTGTTCTTGATTCATCCGGGAATGCTCTTAATAGGATCTCTTGAGCATTTTTATCCAAAGCTTGTACTGTAACTGAATTAGAATCCCTGTTTGATATAATCCTTAGCATGATTTGTGTAATTTTTATGAGTTAATGTTCCAAATTGTTTAGCTAATACAATTAGCTGTTGAGTAAAAGCCTTCGTTCTAATGTTATTAGATTGAAGCTTGAGCACAAGTTCCTTGCAATTGGTTTCCCATCTCCAATTTGATTCGCTTGTAAGTTTAGGTTCGGAATGATTTTTCCTTGTGTAGTAATAGCGAATTACTGAGATAATGTAAATCCCACTTTCTTTAGGGAAAATGCAGACTTCTTGATTGTTGAATTGATACTCAGATACCATATTTGTAATTGCATTTAAATGATTAATAAATTTTATTTTTATTCGACAATGCAAATATAATACTTATATTTTAAATACAAATATATTTGCATTATTAATTTGGGCTTAAAAAACAGCCCTAATAGCCACTACATCTTCAATGTATATCAAGGAGAAGATTTCTTTTTGAATAGGGCAAAAAGCAAAGATTGTGTTATCTACTTCTGATACCATTGTAGTAGCTAAATAGGTATCTTTTAAGTTCTTTGCATCTAGTAAGATATCTCCGGGCCTTACTTCTCTTTGTTTAATACAAAGCCAGGTTAATCCTTGAAAGTTTAATGTGTTGTTCCCATTAGATGAAAAGAATTTTAAAGGTCTACTTACTCTGTAGATATCAACCATTGATGTAGTTAATTGATATGGATTGCATGAAAAGCTGTAACATTGAAGGATTGCTTGAGATTTCTTTGATCCAATTCTTAGTTGAGTAGCTAATTCTCTTTTTCCATTGAGTTTTACATAGACTCTATAATCTGTAGAATCTATCAGTTGCTTGAGTAATGTAATCTGTGATGGAGTCATCGTTTTTGTTTTTTAATGATTAATATTTTATTTGCAAATATACTTTATTTGTATTTAATACGCAAAATTTAAATAGGATGGTAAGTAGTAGCTGGATATCTACGAAAAAGGGTAGTTTCCCAACTACCCAGTTCCAGTGTCGAATAATAAGATTATTAACGTATAAAACGAGCATCAAGATTTAGGTTAACATTACTGTTCTTGAACGCATAACATAATTACTAAAATGCTAAAACAACGAAATTTGTTTTTGTTAATGATGTATGTAAAACATTTAATTATAGTTGTCCATTTCTGGATCGTCTTCTGAATCTATGTTCATTTCTAATTCTCTTCGGATCTCATGAAAATCCACATCTTCAGGTTCTTCCCTATGTATCTTATAATTATCTGTAATCTGAATAAGTTCTGTCTTTACTGCATCCAGACCTTCTTTAGTTACATCTAATCCTTGTTGAGTCTTAGCAGATACATCTGGCAAAGCATCTAACTCATAATGTTCTTCTAAGAACTTAGCATCCTTTTCATTAAAAGATTCTTTCTGTTTAGTATGTTCTTCTTCTAAGATCTTTAGAGCATCTTCTTTAGTAACAAAGTTGTTTTGTTCCATTACTCCAGCAGAACTTTGATTGTTAATATTGAAGACATTAGTTGTACCACCCATGATATTCTTAATCATTGAAGATAATTGTGCTCCAGCTTTCATCTTCAAATCTAAAGCTTGTCTAAGTTCTGCAGATATGAAAGGTACATAGTGATCTCCCTGAGATCTCTTTAATATTTCTACTTGAGAAGCAGCTTCCATTCGATCTTCCATTGCCATACTGATAGACATACCTGTAATGGCATTTAATATCTCTTCTTGATTTTGTTTATCCCAGATTCGATTATTTAATAACCTTTCTCTTAGAACCATATTGATATCTTCAATATCACATCCCAGATATGAAGCTAATGATGAAGGATTATGGATTACTCCACAAAGTAATCCATTATTAAGTGCCCATTGATTTACTACATGAGTAATGATGTTCTTCTTCTTAACGTCTTTTATTTCTGGACTTACTGTTTGATGATATTCTACCATCATTGCGGTTAGACCTGTTACCCTTGGTATTCTTTTCATTATAAAAACCCTTTCTTATGTCAAATTTATCAAAATGTTGAATAAACTTGATGTCATACATCCAATATACTTTATGATGTTCATTATATATGATAAGTTGATCATTTCCTCTTATGATAAGGTTAATATGTTCATCTTGAGTAGATGATGTGAGTATGGCATCCCTGTTATCCTGGAATAGTGGATAATCTGGGCCCAAAACATGGAAATCCATTATTTCATATTGGTTACCATGAAGGTCTGTAAATATATCATTTATTTGCATAATTTTATGGGATTAATGTTATGAGATACCTATGTTCGTTTCCTATCGAAGTTTCTCTGATTAGAAGGTTTTCATATTCTGATTTGAATCTTTGAAGTTCTTCCTTAAGATTTTCGAAATAATTAGGTTCAATGATTTCTCTGTAGTCCAATATTTTAATTATTAAACTGTTACCAGTGATTTGAATATCTATGTTTACTTCTTTATTTTCACCTATTTTAGTGAGAAGAACTGTCTTGGTAATAATGTATAACCAAGCCTCATTAATGTGTTGCCCTAAAAGTTTCATATCTGTGATATTTAAGGATTAAAAAAGCAGAGCCTTCAAGGTTAGTCTCGAGCTCTGCTGTAATTTTACTTTTTAGGTTTAAATTTCTCCATTTCTGGGAAATATTTATTCCGAATAGGAATTACCTTGATTGCAAAAAAGGCATTCCATAATTCGAAGGTAAAAGCAAACCCTTTTTTCTTATTTGAGATTGCCCGGAATTTATCATTAACCTGTTTAACCAAATTCTGAAAGATTTTGTAGGGCAAATCTCCAGGATAATTTTTCTCCCTCTCTTGAATTCTTTCTAAGAGCTCTTTTTCTAAGTCCTTAAAGAATTCATCCTTTTCTAACTTGGATAAACTTTTGTTGTTTTTATCCAATCCATACTTTTTGATGTAATCATTTGTCTTCATATCCTAACCATTCTTTAGCTTGTTCTACAGTTTTGAATTCTTCGGTATTACAATGCCCAGTTCTGTTATCAAAGGCAATCACTTTATTGGTTTTACCATTAATGTAATACCCATAATAACATTTATATTGGGGCTTATCCCAAAGGAATTCATTATCCAGTAATACCTCTAAGATGATATAGGCATTACTCCCTGTTACGAAAAATGTTTCTGTATTCATTTTCTTTTACGTTTTTTAGTGTTAGTATCTTTGTGATATTTTCGGCATCTCCATAATTCGTTTCGGATTAAAAGCTGAACGAATATATGTATAGGTGTATAGAAATATTCGTGAATGTTTTTCTCTGTAATGTAATGTCCATATACTATGAAGAATTTTTTTCTGGACCTTAATTTGAGAGATCTTGATAAGAGATAATTGAGAATAACTCGTTTGTGTAATTCATAAAGGTCTTTGTTTACCTTTTGAATCTCTTTTTCTGGTAATCCGATTATAAGTGCCATAATATAAACCTTTTAAATTTCGTTGTACATATTAGGAGGATATAGTAAGTATCCTCCTAATTTGGTTTATATTATATGGCAGCACCTTCTTTGACATTGGCAGAATAATATGCCTTGAGTTCTTTGGAAATTTTCAGATATTCCTTAGAGGTTTTATCTTCCATCTTGAAAAGTTGGTTCTCCATTTTATGGATTTTGTTCCTTACCTTTTGACGGAATTGTTTTCTGGCAAGCGTATCAATGCAATCTTCGGGATATATGTATTTGATCTCCCTTTTCGATACCACCTGTTCCATGAGAGCAGTATTGGTAACTGGAGTAACTTCCTTAGCTACCTTGGATTTCTTTTTCTCCAATTTGGTTGAAGGCAATTCAATCTTGGTTGCCTTTACCTTTTTAGAGGTTTTCGCTTTAGCTTCTTCCACCTTAGGATTCAAAGCCTTTGTTTTTTTGGATTCAACCTTTGTTGCTTTTACTTTCTGAGATGTTGATTTCGTTGTCATAGCTGTAAATGTTTTATTAATTAATAATTGATTTTTTATTTATTGCAAATATACATATATTATTTATTCAATCCAAATAATATTCTATTAATTCTTGGATATCTTCTGGGTAGTAATCATGGGTACTTTTCTGGGATTGAATGTAATATTCAAGATCTTTTGCTTGTTCCTTAGTAAAGTTCCCATTCTCATATAATTCGAAACTATGATGAGCTTTTTTGATTACTGTTTTAGTTGGCTGGAATTTGGTTTTTGGTGAAGTATCATATCTGTATCGATGATTTTTATAATCATACCCCAAGCACCATTTCCCAGATTCTGGCTTTTCCCATTTTGGTTGCTCTTTAACCTTTGGGGGAGTAGTTCCCAGGAATAAAATCCCAAGAACTACTGATAACGATATAAAGAATGTTTTCTTACTCATCTTAATCCAGGTACATGAACTTTATAAGTTGATTTCGCAGAAGGAATAATTTCTCGGTTTAAGAATTGCCCTTTAGAGGGAGCTTCTCTGAATTCTTGATAAACCTTTGGATGAATACCCTCATAGATATAAAGAAGGCCAGGATTCTTTTTAAAGTTTACTGCTACATAAGGTATTTCCTTTTGATTTGCTTTATCATGGATATAACCTTTACAGATTTTGTATAGATTAGAAGAATCTACTCCTTCCATGTTATCTGGTTGAAACTGGATTGTCTTTGTTCCTTCTAATTCGATTGTTGTTGATGCTAATGCTTTTCCCATTGTTTTGTTTTTTATTCGATTTGACCATTAATTTGATTTCGGGTGTTCTTTCCCTTTCTATATAGAAGAAGATATCCCATAATTGAATAACTGCTTGTTTATTTGGATATTCTTCTTCTATTCGAAATAGGATATGCCGCATTATAGATAGGAATTGATTTGAAGTGATACCTATTAATAATGGCTCCCTTTTCATATCCTGGAAATGAGAGATTACAACCTTTGCTTCCCTTTGTACAGTTTGAATTGTAGCTTGATATTGCATTAATAATTCTTGATCCTCTTCATCAATTTGGTAAATCCCTTGTTGAATATTTAAGAGAGCCTTAATCTGTACATCTGCAATATGAGAGATTAACTCTGCTACCTCTGTACTAATGTTTAATTTCATCCTACGTAATTTTGTGAAATTGGGTTTACAGATTGATGTACTTTTTCAAAGCCTTCTTTTTTAGAGATTTCCTCTTGAGCTCTTTGGATATCCTTGGATAATTGAGCAATAAAGGAATCATAATGTCCTTTTGGTAATGTCTTTTCTTTGTTCTGTTCCATTTTTATATGTTTAAAATTAATAATAAATTATACCAATGCAAATATATAAAATTTATTCTTATTATAAATACCTTTTTTATACTTTATATGGTACGAAAAAGGGTAGCAGAAGCTACCCCTTGAATGTGATATTGAGATGTTTTAGTTTTTCTTTATGTGATTCTGGTAAAAGAATATCTGGAGCCCATCTGATAAAGAATTTTGAAGGTTTCTTTTCTGGGTCTAGCATTAATTGCCTCATTTCTGTAGACCATTTTAATCTTTCCAGTTCTTCCATATATGGAGGCATCTTCGCCATTTCGAATGAAGCAAAGGTAATCTTAGTTTTATCCGGAATATAAGCCTTCATTCGAGATTTGAAGTCTTTATAGAGATAACCCACAAATCTGGGATTTCTTTCATTGAGATAGAATCCAAAGATAATCTGAGGATCATATTTATCAGATTTAGGATCTTTGGCCATCTTAATCCTTCTTACAAGCCATTGATAGGAATTAATGTATTGGCCATTTCTGTTAGCTTCCCCAATATCCTTGGCTCTGAATTTAAAGTCTGGAAAATAATGTAAAAAATCCTCGGTTAATAGGAATACAAAGCCTAATGAACGAAGGTATTTAATTATCTCATCCTGGCTTTCAGTTTTAGTCATCTCTTCAACCTTGAGATAAATATCCTCTCTCGGAGATTCTAATTCCTTCGAAGAAGTAGAAGAAGGCCTTCCTCGGGTTCCAATAACCTTTATAGGTAGATTACCTACTAGTTGATCTAAATAAGTTTTAAGTGATTCAACATCATTTTTAGAAGTTAATACTACTTCCAGCTTAATTGGATCAGTATGCTTTACTTTAGCTCCTTGCATGAATTCAGTAGCCTGATCTACTAATCTATCCGATATACATCGAAGTTCTGAATCCAATAAGGTAATCCTCATCTTGGGTTTTATGATGATTTTATTTTCTTCCATGATCGTACGTTTTTAAAAATGAAAAAGGGGAAGACCCAAATTGAGATATGGATACTTCCCCTTTTGGGTTTATATAAAAATGGCAACCAACTTAATCGTTAGCTTTTTTCTTTTTATCCTTACCCTTTACCTTTTTATCCTTTTTTTCCTTGGTAACCTTTTTAGATTCTACCTTCTTGGTTTCTTTGATAGTTTCCTTCTTCGGTTTAGAAGCACCTCCCTTAGATTCTTTTCGCATTTTGATGCGATACTTTTTCTTTTCCTCTGAAGTCATTTCTCTACCATCCACTAAAGGATAATCGTATTTAGCTACCTTTCTACCATCCTTAGCAACCTTTACTGCCTTTTCAGCTTTAGGCTTTCTGTTTTTATCCTCGGATTTTTTGTGATGGATTTCTTGAGGAGTGGAATCCTTTACCTTTTTACGATTTACTTCCAAGATCTGAATCCATTTGGAGATAATGTCACCATGTTTTTTATCCTTGGTGTAATCCTTAGTGGGATCCAATTTGTTTTTCTTGTAGTAGGCTTCCATTTCCTTCTTTACTTCCTTTACCTTTGCCAAAGCTTCCTGGTTTTCTGGAACTGGGATCTTTGATTTCTTTGTTTTGCTTGCTTTTTCCTTCATGTTCTTATGAATTTAATGTGTTAATGATATGTTTTTAATTAGTAGATATTTCCCTGATCTGGGTATGATATTTTTCGATTCTTAGGATTTCATAGTTTGATGAAGTAGTAAAGAATTTTCTGACTTCGAAAAGTTTCTTAATCTCATCTTCATCTAATCCTATGAATTCTTCTTCGAAAGTTTTAATTCCTTCAGAATTTTTGATAACATAGGTAACTTTCGAAATGTTTCCTTTCCCAACATTTGAAATATCTTGTACCATATCTCGGATTCTTCGGAGAAGGATATTAATCTCTTTTTGAATAAGGGCCTTCCCTTTTGGGGAAGCTTTGTAATATTCTTCTCTTCTGAGTCTTACTAATTCGATGTTATCGATGATCCTTTGTAGTTTAGTTACCATATTTTTTTTATTATTTTTTCTTTATGCAAATATAAATATTATTTTTCATACTGCAATATAATTCCTTATCTTTAAAAGGTGGGTCTGGGTATTGGATGTGATGAAGGCTCTTTGGGCATAAACCTATCTAAAAGGCTCATACTTTCTTCTATGATAGATTTATAAATCTCTTTTTCTATTTCATCTTCATATTCATGGTTTTCTAGTTTACTTTGATAAATCAATATTTGATTGCTTAGTGCCATGAATATGATTGATTTTTCTTTATCTTCCATGATAAGATGTTTATACGAAAAAAGGGAACCCAGTTAAGGATCCCCTTTTCCCAAAAATTCGAATATAGGTTATTTTTACTTAATCGTTTTTCTTAGATTTCTTTGCCTTGGGAGCTTCTTCAGCTTCATCTTTCTCAGTATCAGTATCTTCTTCTTTTTCCTTCTTGGATTTTACTCCAGTGATGATACCATGTCCTTTCTTTGCCTTGATGGTAATATCTCCCGGAACCCAAGTTGAAGCAGTAGAGATAACGTTACCATCTTTACCCTTTACGATTGTGGTAGTAAGAACTCCGAGGTGTTTACGAGCAGCAACCACTGGATAACCCCAAGTTTCTACTGTGCCGTTCTCTGTTTCGATTACATCGATCTGTTTACTGTTGCATCTTTGACCAGCAGGACGATTTTTGATAGCTTCCAAACGAGCTTTTTTCTTTGCTGCCTTTTCTTCTGCAGACATAGCCTTCTTAGTTTCTTTAGCTTTTGCCATGATAATTTAAATTTTGATTGTTAATGATATGTGTTAATTTAAATGTGTTCGTTTTTTACAAGGTCTGGGATTACTTTTTGTTAGACGAGATAATTAGAGATGATGAATAATATGTTCATTTTTTATCCCAGACCTTGTTTTATCCTATAGTTGGGTTATTTCTTTCCCTTTTTACCTTTTGCCTTAGTTTCTTTCTTGGCTTTCGGTAAAGTGATACCTAATTCCTTGGCGATTGCCTTGCGGAACTTTTCGATGTCTTCTTCTTCGTAATCGTCCGGGTCTACATCCAGGGAGTGATCATCGCAAACATCTTCCAGTTCTTCGAAGTCCATACCAGCTAATTCTTCGGGAGAAGGAGCAGCGGCTTCTTCATCCTCTTCTTCATCTTCTTCTTCATCTTCATCATCATCTTCTTCTTCATCCTCTTCTTCATCCTCTTCATCATCTTCTTCTTCATCTTCTTCTTCATCATCATCTTCATCATCATCTTCTTCTTCTTCGGCAGGAGAAACTGCAGCTACCAGTTTCTCAAGCTCATCTGAAGTCAATTTAAATCGGATTTCGGAGGTGCCATCTGAATAGGTTACCAATACCAATGTTTTGCTGATTGCTACTTCGTTAACTACTTCTACTTTAGCTTCTTTTTTTCTAGCCATGATTGTAATGTTTTAAATTGTTGATAAATGATAGTTATTTGTTCTCAAGTTGTTTCATTAAATAATATGGAAGTTTCTTTTTCTTAGCTTCCCTGTATAATCTTTGATTTAAGGGAGTGAAAGTTGAAACATAAGATTTTAGTTCCTCAAGAGAATTGAAGGTTTTTTCTTCTCTCTCATCTTCTAAAATCTTTTCATTATCCCAATTGTAGCGATAGGTTACTTCGTCTACCTTGATAGCATTTTGAGTTATTTTGTTTTTTTGTAATGTTATTTTTGTTTCCATATCTTTTTATTTTTATTTTGACAATGCAAATATATATACATTAAATTTATTATGCAATATCCCAATCAATTTTTAATTGGTTCGATTGTTTCGATGAGAGATTGGGAAAATGTTCCATTTCAGGGTAGATAACTCTGGTATACCCGGATAATCCGATTTTAATAAAGTTATCCCAGAGATGAGGAAGTTCCCTCTTCCCGTTTGTCATCCTATAGTTACTCCCCATTTCGAAAGGATGGATGTAAAATTTACCCTTAACTGGGAAAGCAGTCATCACATAGCTCCTTTTAGGTTTTACATGAAATTTATCGAGTAAAACAAATCCTCTGAATAGAAGTTCTTTATGAGCCCTGTCTTCAGATAAATGTTTTCTTTCGATATCTTGAGTGGTTAACCATTCATTGTATTTATCATAGATCAATGAAACGATGTTTATTGCAAATGGTACACTCTCGGTTTGATATTCAGTTTTTAATCGATGTAAAACTTTCAAAGCAAGATTCAATTGATCCGGCAATAAATTATATTCCTTGAATTGCCTTTGTTGCTTATCCGTTAATCGATTCCACCTTAAATATGAAGCATCATGATACTTCAATAATCCTTCGAAAAATAAAGGATCTTTGAATGATGATATTTTAGGATTACTTCTCATAATGTTTGCATGTAATATGTTTTTAAGAATTGATTAATCATAGAACGTTTTCCAATCTTTAGAGTTTTATCCATGAGTCTTCTAAAGACTTTTCTCTTTCTCTTGTTATAATTCCATTCTAAAGGGATATAATACCTTCTAATCTGATGGTGTTTTCCTTCTATCATTACCGAATTTTTTCCAAATTTCCAGCCTCTACTAAGGATCATCCTTCCAGTGGCAATTTTGAGATATTTATGCCAATCTTTTCCAAATTGTCCCTTTAAAGTAAGCTTTGCTTGGTAACGAGTATAGAATTTAACTGGTACTACGTTTACTCTTAAATCTTCTGTAAAATAATAAGGATAGAACTTATTTGCATAAATCCTATCCTCATTTACTTTAAATGGCTTTGGCTTTTTTCTTTCTTTTTCCATTTCGTTTCTTTTTATTAAGTGACTCTCTGTAAGCTTCTGTTCTTTCATTAGCTTGCTTCCTTAATAATGCCCTTTCCTTCTTTCTTTCTCGAGCCCTTAATCTGGAAGCTTTAATCTGTTCTGGAGTCTTTTCCTTTTTTACTCTGGGCTTTCTTTCTTCTTTGGGTTTAGCTATATGTTTGATACCTAAAGCCTGTCGATACCAAATAATGATAGATTTTTCAGAAGCTTCTGGGAATTTCTTTAATACTCTTCGTTTGATTCTATCCAATGAATACCCTTTCTTTGCAAGTTCAAAAGTATAGGATTTTTTTGTTCCCTTGAGAAGATTATTAGAATCCCTTTCTCTTGGAGGTTTCTTTTCTTTTACCTTTTTCTCTTTAGCGGGTTTTTCCTTAGATCCTTCTCTCATTTCATCAGATACATATGATAATCTGAGAGAGGGTTTTACTAAGTAATCAGCACCTCTTTCTTTTAAGATTCCTTCTAACCAGAGATCAAATTGTAATACCAAATCTGGATTAGGTTTTTGAGCCCTTTCAGAATCGATGAATGATGCCAGAGAATAGAAATCTGAAGAAACCACCTCTGGGAATGGCATCCCTCTTTCGATTGCCATTTTTTTAATGTCTCGGTATTTTAATTCTGAATGCCAATACCGAGCTGGCTTTTGTTGTTTTTTATCTGTTGCCATATTTTTATTGAATTTTAATTTATGATGCAAATATACATATATTATATATTATATGCAATAATCCCTCTTTAAAATATTATACAAAATTAGGAAATGTACTGGTGAGTCAATTGGTTTAGAGGTATCCAATTCAGGATAGGATTCCATTACTTCTTTGAACTTTTCGAAGTTTATGTTTTTTCGATGTTCTTTTGAGATATAAGGTAATATTTGAGGTTCAAAGAATTCTCCCTTTTCTAAGGCTTTGTTAAATTGCTTTATGTACCTCTTTTCGAAACCTTTATTATACCAAGCAAATAATCCCATCGAATAATAAGAAGTTCTCTTTACTCTGATGTTAAACCATTTACAGATATATGGATGATATACTCTATCGGCTAACCAAATGAATGGAATGTACCAAAGTTTATGCCAGAATATTTTAACTTGAGCTCCACCAAGTTTATTGTATACTGCTCTGAACCCATAAGAGAAATACCAATTATTAGCTCCCCTTTTTACCTTGATGTTGGGTTTGAAATGTTTCATCCTGTTATAAATCCTATCCCAGGGTTTAACCCTCTTTTCATTCATTGAAGGTAAAAATGTATAATAATGTAAGATTTCAGAGAGGTAGGGATTATATACCTTATGCTTGTTTACAATGATATAATCTAAGATTGATTTTAATCTGTTCTGTAAACCAAAATCGGTAAAGAACATAGGCAACATTAAGTTCCATACCTGATCTTGAGAAACAAAAGGTGAATAACAAGGATCTTCTGAAGATGTTAGTTTCAATGAATTATAAGCCATCGAATCGATATACTCAAGATTAAATTTTTCGGCCATTAATGGATTAATATCATCCCTCACAAAAAAGCCATCATAGGTTTTGTTAGTAATAAAGGAACCCTTGAAATAATTCTTGGCAGCATATACTAACCTTGTAAAGGCAGTAACATACATTGTACCTTTTCTATTAAGGAGGTGTTCTAATGTCAGGAGCTCAGCAAAATTAATTGTACCATCCTCAATTTCACCTAAACCGTTTACTAAGTCTACTCTGGATAAAGGAATGTAAGTTCCCGGTTTTGTAGCATCTCCCATCCATACAAAGTATTTGTAATACAAATCTCTGTAATCTTTGTACTTTTCTTCTAATGTTTTCATATGTAAAATGAGTTTTCGTTAGCTCTTTGTAATCCTTTACGTTTTTTCTTTTCTCTCTTTTCGAAATTCAGTAACTTCTGTTTATCATTATTCTGATAAGCATAATCTAATTTCTCAGCATAAAAATCTAGATTGTTTACACTGTTGTAGTTTACTGCTTTTTCGATTGTTTGACGATAATTTGGCCAGAACGCTTGACCTTTCTTTGCAGTCTTATTCCCATATTGGAATTCTACTACCAAGTAGCCATATACATCAGCCATGTCCTTATCATCAAATACATAGATATAAAGTTTAGATAACTTCTCTAAAGTACTGTCTCGTTTTTTTACAGGTACTATCTGATACCCATCATCGAACCTATCATAATCGAATACAACAAAGTAATAACATTGTTTCTTCCTTGAATACCAATATTGATCTATGAGATTTTGAACTTGCTCAGAATCCAAGCTACAGATGTATTTGATATAAAAGATATCTCTTCGATTATTCCTTCTTTTATATGCAGATGGCTGTTGAATTTTCCTTGGAAGGATTCTCCAATTATTCCATCTATCGAATTCCATGATAAGTTTATATGTATCGATATCCCATGGATCGGTAGACTCTTTTAATAGAGCCATCTGTTTTATTAGGAATTGAGTTTTAATTGGAGCCACATACATTGCAGCATCACCAAAAGGGTCAGAAGCTTGTTTTCTTGTAACTCTTCGTTCTATACAAGCTTCTATATAATCTACAAATCTTTGATCAACACAACGAACAGGCTTAAAGATGTTATCATGAAGTTCGAAAAAATCATGAAACAATCTGAAAAGCCTTTCTGATCTTTCTTTTAATTCCAAATACTTGTAATGTACGATTCCCATTATCTCTCCAACTTCCCAGGAGGATTTACCATAGGAAATTGAAAGAGATAAGGATTGTTGTTCTTCTTTAGTAAGACAATTCCATGCTTTGTTATCTACTAATCCATCCATAATGAGTCCTCTTCTTGTGTTGTAGTTAATTTATAAGAATTGCTAATATTATCCTCGGCATGATCATAAGCTAATTTATCTGGATCATAATCCAAGTATGTACTGTAAAGAACATTCTCAAAAGGTAACCATATTTCGATTTCACCTCCATTTGGGAATAATTTTACCTTTACATTTTGTGTGTTAAGGTTTATCTCTAATACTGTTGCTTGAACACCATCAAAAGGATACCCTCTTAATACGATATAACTTCCCACTGTTAATTGGGCAATATCATATTTAGAATAAACCTTGTTTTCTTTGGAGAGTCTTTTTAATCTTCTGATTTCTTTTCTGGATACCGTTGCTACAATAGAGAAGTCATCCCAATCTTCGGCATTTTGAATCCTGGCCTTTATTTTCCTTTGGTGCATTGTCTCTGGAGACTTTACCCAAGAATGGATTCCCGGGATCGCCTTTTTTAATCGATGTAGGAATACCCTTGAGAATGCTTTTTCTTTTCTCATTCTGATAAAGCCATAAGAGAATAGCATGGGTACATCCTCATAGATATCTTTTCCTTTACTTCGTTTTTTTAATATTGAAAGTGTTGGAATGTATACTTTGATATCATCATATTTTGCTTTTTTAAGCTCAGCTTCGATTGAACCATAAAGTTTATTATCTATATGGCATATACACCATACATATTCTCTTTTTTTCATAATTTCCTTACTGCTTTATAGAATTCATTATAGGGAATCGCCGTTAAGTCGTTTGAATTGAACACCAGTAGATTCCCTAATGAACAGCTCAAAGCAATCATGTCTAAGCTTTTCTTGGATAAATCTACGATTAGCTTTCCCACTTTTACATCACATACTAAAAAATAGGTTTGCTTTGCCATCCCATTCTCTCTCATAAATAATAATGGGATTTTATTACATCGGTTAGCATCATATGAGGCTTGTTCCCAAAACCTAAGTACATCGGATTTTGTACCTTTTAGAATATCATTGAATGTTATACCCTTATAGGATTTACATTCAACACTGAAAGGGAATTTGTGGCTATGTTTTGGATCAGTACAGGTTAAATCTCCAAAAGATTCGATAGATTTAGCCCAACCTCCTGACATGGGAGTTCGAGAAAATTTATAGCCAGTCCATCTTTCCCATACCTTAGCAAGTTCCCTTTCAGCTTTGGATCCTTTATTTTTACTGTTCACTGACATTTGGTATTGAATTTTAAGTATTATGGGATTATAGTGGTAATACCATTGTCTTTTTTTACCTTAATCGTATTAGAACCTGAGATTGAAAAATTCTCTTGGTGAGTGATTATATAAATGCTTTTCCCATTACCTATATATTTCACTAAGTCCATTACGATTTCGATATTTGCCTTATCTAAGTTTTCGAAAAGTTCATCCAAGAAAAGTAAATTTATTCCCAATGATACGCTTGTGATAGAGTGTAATGCAAATGCCATAGCCACATTTACCAATTGTTGTTCACCTCCGGATAATTCTTCGTATTGAAGCAATTGGCCATCTTTATCGATTAAGGTTACAAAATCCCTTTTTGATGATTCTGTGTTTACTGTGAACTTTATATTAAATCCGATTATACTACTGTAATCATCCAAACAATCGTTCAAGGATTTTAATGAAGCATCGAAAATAAAAGTTTTCATCCCAGAATTACTTAATGGGTCATTGATTACCCAATTTAGGTTTTCTAATGCCTTTTTCTGAGTTTCACAATTTTTACAATGTTTTTCTAACTTAGCTTTTAATTCCTTTCTCTGTTTTCGATACTGAGGTGAGATTATGTTTATTCTCTCTAATCTTAAGTTTCCCTTTTCTTTTATCAGGTTAGTAATTTCACCCTTTAAAGTAGTAATATCATCTTTAATATCTTCTTGTTCTCTACAAAAAGATTCTACATCGTAGATTTTTGACTGGGTCTTAAATTTTTTATCCTTAATCTCTTCCGATGATTTGAAATGTGAGGATAAGGTTTTAAGGTCATTATATGCAACCTTGTATTTCCCTTTCTGTAATAAATCCATAATGGATTCAATAAATTCCAGGACCCCTTTTTTACTTGTGATTTTGGTTAGTTGTTGATTGGTATTAAGTTCTTCTTTTTTAAGTTTGGTTAACTCTCTCTTAAGATGCTCCAAATTTTTTAAGCTCTTAGTTAGCAGGTTTTCATCGAACTTTTTCTCCAATCTAACAAGTTTCTCATGTCTCAATGTAATTTTATTTTCGATCCGATTAACCTGTTCTCTGAAGATCTTTTTATAATTCCTTTCACTATCTCGGAATTTTTCATAACTTTTTCTTGCATCTTCATATCTTTCAGTTATGGATTTAACTCGATAGTATGCTTCATCATATTTCTGTTGTGTTTCTTTTTTCATTACCATAGCAATGTTCTTTGCTACAGTAATATAACCTATTTCGAAAGCTTCTTCGAACAAAGCCTTTTTATCAGGACCCGATGATTCAGCTATACGCTGGAGTCTTTGACCAAATGTAATTGTGTTTTTGAAAAGCCTAAAGCTACTACCCAAATCTTTTTCGATAAGTTCTTGAATCTTTGGTTTGGATTTTTCTTTTACTTGGGCTCCATCGATTAGATAGAGTAATCTGTTTCCTCCTTTAGCCTCTTCTACTTTATCTTTATATTCTTGACATCGTATTATTTGATGTATTGAGCCATCTTTCTCAAAAAAGATTTTTACCATTGTACCCTTATAATCATTGGGTCTCCAGGATTCTAAGGTATTTACATCTTTTATGTTTTTTAATGTTTTACCATATAAACACCAACTGATAGCATTCAGAAAAGAGCTCTTCCCACTACCATTATTTCCTTTAACCAGATGGATTCCTTCTGTACCCAATGTTATACTAAGATCCTGAATAGAACAGAATCCTTTTATCTCCATGTTCATGAATTTAATCATACTTCTTCCTCCTCTGCCTTTTTAAGTATTTCAATAAGAAGTCTCTTCTTTTCAGGATCTTTGATACCTTGTATTTGAAGATATCGTCTACCTGCTTTAACTTTCGAATAGTTTTTCTGTATAACCTTGCTTTCTGAGCTGAACTCATCATTAGAGGCCTTAGGTTTGAGAACTCTATAATAATTTCCGTCCTCTTTAATTTCCTCCACACTGCCCACTGTCTTAAACTTAGGCAATCCTTTAATATGAACAAACTCAATGGACATATCAGAATATATCTTAAGATAACCCATTTTGTTTCCTTCATCTGTGAACCTTTGTTGTAAAGGTGCTCCAACCATGTATACATGTTTATCTAATTTCTGAAATTTATGTATGTGTCCACATAATACCAAATCGAACTTTCTGAGTAATGTTCTATCGAAGTTTTCTACAGAACCCACTTCTCTACCATCTGTATCCCTGGCTCCAGCATAATCAGTATGTAGTAATAGGATATTCTTTTTACCCTTAATTACTTTTGTTTCTTTTAATGCTTGCTTTAAACCAACATTATGATCCAGATATGGTATGCCATGCAATGCAAATGTTGGCCACTGGATAGTTTTCCAATCCATACAATGAAACCAATGATACTGAAGATCAAGAGCTGTTAAGAAAGAATATGACCTTTGATCATATGTGTTCAAATTTGGTATTTCATGATTACCAGAGATCCCAAATACTTGAAGCTTTGGCTCATTGGAATATTTATCGAAATGCTTAGACATCTTAATATATAACTCCATATTGATTGTTTCTGGAGTATGTACCAAATCCCCACAAAAGAAAACTGGGATCTTTTGTTTTATTGCTTCTCTGAAAATTTTGTCTAAAATCAAAAAATGGGAATCTGTTCGACTCCCATTTTGATTGAACTTTGTCCAATTATTTAGATGAATATCCGAGAAAGCTAATGCTATAACTTCCTTTTTCATTTTAAAAACTTTCTGATTGCTTTCATTCGTTTACTGTGATCCATCTCATTTAATTCTAAGAATTTAATCTCATCGATCGGGTCATACCCAGCTGCTACTTCCCAGTCAGTATCATGTACAAATAAAGTACCAACCCTGTTTTTACTGAATATGTTTCTGATAAGCTGGCCAAAAGATTGATCTACCCCAATAACATTGAATACCAAAGTTTGACAAGCACTTACCATGTATTGAAAGTATTTATTAGTAATGCGTTTGCCATCGTTTTCTATCTCCCATCTTTCAAATTGATCCCTTTTGTAAGGAATGAAAATAATATGGGTTATCTCTTTTTCCTTTAACATAAGATCATAATTGATAGCATTTATCTTTTCGATAAAATCATGTGTTTCACAGGTTGGGAGTCCCATGGAATTCTCTTGAATTTCGTAACCCGCAGTATCATACAGACTACGATCTGTAACAAAGCTACCTTCTAATTCCATATACTGATGATACCTTAGGTTTAGGATTTGGAAATTCCTTTTGTGTTTTTCATTGGTATCATACTTGGTATTTAAATCATAATGATTTTTTGGGAGATTGGGCATTAAATCATATAAACTCCCAGAAACATATTTAATTCCAAACTCCTCTGAAATAGCTCTGGCTACAGTACTCTTCCCAATACCCGCCGGCCCACAGATTACTATCCTTCTATTCTTCATATTTGTAAGTTTTTAATTGTTTGAATGGTTTCATAAATTCTGATGACATGAAAGATTTGAGTTGATATTTCTCAAATATCTCATTTAAGGTAATCCTATCCATTGCATGTTTTTTATCATGATATGGGATTACTTCTGGATTAACCTTTGTTAGATAATAGAACAGGTCTATCAACAGTTGGTTTCGTTTGAATATTGGTTCTAATTCTGATTTAGGGAATTTCTTATCTCCATGATCAGATTTTAAGAACTCTCTTATACTTCCATATTCTTCTAAGAATTTTAAAGCAGTTTTAGGACCTACCCCTTTTATTCCTGAAATGTTATCAGATGTGTCTCCACATAGGATTTTCATATCTACTGCTTGTTCTGGTGTATACCCATATACATCTTTACAATTTTTAGGTGTTACTAGCATATCTTTAGAAGGATTTATCAATTTGATATTTGGAAATGCTAGAAGTTGAACAAAATCTTCATCTGATGATAATAAGTATACTTGAGATAAGCAATTCTTTTGATAAAGCAATGCAAGATAATCATCACTTTCCATTTCATTGATCCTTTTGTTATCCCATACATAAACAATTCCTAAGTTCCTTAAGATACGTTTAATAATGGGAAACTGTACCTTGAAAATCTGATCCCAATCTTCTGAAATCCTTTTTCTATGAGCTTTATACTCTGGGTACATATCAGTCCTTAGTTTAGACCTATGACAGTCGAAACATACTACTACTGAAGTGATTTTAAACCTTACAATGTTTGAGTATAGGATTTTAAAGAACCCATATACTGCACTTGTTGGAATCTTACCATTTGAGAACCCTTTATTCTTGAATTTGAAATGAGCTCTCATCAAGCAGTTGTTTCCATCGACTAATAATATCCTTTCTTCTTTCATTGTAATTCTTGATATAAAAATATAACTCTGGGATTATTTAATGAGCCTGCAGATACTACCTGAAAGCAAGGTACCATCATCCCTTTTGGGACAATGGCTACCACTACTTTAATCTTCGAATTCTTCTTCCTCTTCATCTTCTGAATCATCGGATTGAGATTCATAATCCAAATTTCCATCTACTGGGAAGAGATTTATACCTTTGGATTTCAAATCATCCAAATGTTTTTGAGTGGTTGTGATAGTGTTTATCCCACAAGCTTTAATAAATCTCTTTCTTAACTTTTCATCCTCTTCAATTACTAACTGTAATTTTTCATCTCCTCTAGCAATGGTTTTCCCTTTATACTTATAAATTCCTCCCGAAGTTTTTTCCAAGACTTCCTCTTCAACTAATATGTCCCCCAATCCAAAATACCTATCGAATCCAACATCATGATATTTGGGATTATAATACATGGGTGCTTTGGATATGGTAGCCCTTGAGGGAGCAATTTTATTTTTCTCCATACGAATAGAAGTATACCTACCAACTTTTACTTCCTTACCTTTGTGTTTTTCAGTAATTGTCTTACTTCCATAGAATCCACTTCTGATTGAAGCATAAAATTTCATTGCTTGGCCACCTGGAGTAGTATCTGGATTCTGAAACATTCCCGCTTTCAGGTTCTTTCTTAATTGATTTATACATATCATTGTTACTCCCAATTTCGATAGAAGCTCTGATCGGATTCTAAACATTTTATAGATGGCTTTAGCTCTATTTCCCATATCCGCTTTAGAATCCATCATCTGGGAGTTGATGTTTTCTGATGTGTCTAATGAAGCTAGTGAATCTATGATTACCAAAATAGGTTCATTATGAGTCAGTATTGATCTCCAATACAAAGAATACTGAGCAATCCAGTCCGAGATTACTTCTACAGAAGTTTCCCTTAAGATTAAAACCCTATCTAAATCCAATCCATTTTGTTCTGCCCATTTATTTGTAAAAGCCTGTTCTGCATCGGCTAATAAAACTACCCCACCCAATTGTTGAGTACAATATGCAAAGTCATAAGCAGCTAAACTTTTGCCGCTACTCTCTTCCCCAAATATCTCCATTAGCCTACCAAATGTAATACCTCCCCCCAATTGATAATTATATGCAAGGAATCTGGTAGGAATTTTAGGGAAATTGGAATCATCTCTTTCTGAAGCAACAAATGATGTAGGGAATGATTTGTTTAATTCTTTTAATGTTGGTATCTTTATACCTATCTTTTTCTTTGCCATAGTGTATGATGATTTGTTTTAGATTAAAAAAGGGAGCAACCCAATTGAAGGCATACTCCCTTTTAACTTTATTACGAGTGATATGGATTTTTTAAATATCAGAGCCTTTAGCTTTTTTCTTTTTCTTCTTATCCTTGTCCTTTAAGGATTTCTTTTTCTTTTTTGGAGTATCATCTTCATCATCATCGTCATCAACCCCACCACAAAGAAATTCGTTTAATTTATCCTCTAGTTCATCATAAGGAAGGATATGTTTTCTTACCATTTCCTCAAGATTAACTGGCTTAGCATATTTCTTATCCAGAGGTTTTTTCTGACATGGTGAAATGGTATAAGTGGTATCCATTTGACCTTTACCAGAACGGGTTAATTTCAAATCGTATCCATTTTTGATGGAAGTCATATCTCCCCATTCATCCTCATCCAAGTAGAGATCAATGATATCCTGGTAAGCTTGTTTGGGGATTAACATTGGTTTATCAATGTTCTGTTCATCGACTTCTTTTCCCTTTTCATCTTTATATGCAACTACTGCGATTACATATTTTCTTTTTGGAACCAGTTTCTTTGCAAGAAGTTTATCATCTTCATCCTTACTTTCCTTTAGTTCCAGATATTTCTCCATGAATGGGCAATCTTCGTTGAAGGTAGCTGGAGAGATTACTCCACCTAATTTTGGACCCAGATAGAACTGAATAATTTCGATAGCTAATTCGCAATCTTCTCCTGGATCCTTGATCCTGAAGCGAATGGTTCCTTCTTTAGGATAAATCATTCCACCACCAGATCCTTTCCTCTCCAGCTCTTTTTTTCTAGCCAAAAGTTTTTCCCTCATGGAAAGACCTTTCTTTTCTGTTTTTACTTTCTTCATGATATATCAAAATATTAATGATTGTTTTGTTCTATATAGATAACCTCTTCAATTGAGAGTACCACAAATTTAACAGATTCTAAAGAATATCCATTATCGAAAGAAATATCCTTTCCAGCGTAATTCCCATAAGTAACGATTTGACCAATTTCTAAATGTTTATTGATCTTTCTGTCCTGCTCCATTAATCCCATTTTTACGATTACCCCTTTTCTGGGATAATCCTCGGGTTTACCAGGGATGATTAAACCACTGGCAGTCCTTGCATCATCTTTAGGTACTGCTAAAAGGATCCGATCTTCAGTTGGAGTACCTGGAATATTCTGAGATACTCTTAATGCAGCTTCTTTAGTAAGTAAGTTCTGAATAACATTCATAATAAATAATAATTTTATGCGATTAATAAATAGTGTTCACTCTTTTCTGATATTGGATGAGAATGTTTGTAGTAGTTGAGCTTTCATTTCAAAAGCTTTACAGATAGAAATTAATTTATCCGCGTATTCCTTAGCTTCCAAAAATTTATCGTTTGCAACTTGATATTTTGTGTTAGCATTTGCTTTATGAGTTGCATATTCTTTTGTAGCTTTAGGATTACTGTCTACCACAGAAACATAAACTTGAGAAAATATCCTATCCTTTTCCCTTTCTAATTGATCCCTCTCAGCTACTGCCTTGGATTTTAAAATTGAGATTAAGGAGTAGCTTGAAGGATTTTCTGAGATCAGTTTATTAATGGAAGTTTCATTAATTGCCAATTCCTTTGATAGGTCTATATCGAGTTTTTTACCTCTTACCCTTACTGTTAGGTGATTTATAGAGGACTCCCTCTTAAGTTCTTTTATACTGGAATCCTTCATAAATCTTAGGTAGTTATGGTGTCTATCGATGTATTGGACCCATTATCCCATGGATAATCTGGAAAGCTCTGTTTTATAGATTTGACCTTTTCAGAAGAAAGTCTCTGTTCAAATCTACAGGAAGAATTTGGGCATATAACAATCATCTGTTCAACGAAATATGTATTAACTGGATGAACTGAATGGATTACATCTCTTGGACTCTGTACTTCAAAAGCACATCCGCATTTGGGGCAAATTATGGGCTTAGGTTTAGTTACCCTAAGATTAATTCCTCTTTGTACTATCCTCATCTTCTGTTCCTCCATATTGTTTAATAAATGATCTCATACTCCAGGTTCCTATTCCCACCAACAGAGTAATTATTACGCCAAATGTGATAGCAATGTAATCCCCGATCTCTTTTAGGATTCCATCACCCATCCATCGAGTAATGGACATAAACATAAGTAAAACCCAGATTATTAGGGATATGATTATCCCTCTTTTTTCATCTTTCATAATATATGTATGTTTAAAATTTAATTTAATTAGTTCACTTGAAATACTCTGGGTAAACCTTTGGATAGTCCTTGATATCTACTGATTTACATTTGTTTACCAGTGAAAAATAATATTCTTCTTCCTTGGACCCTTTCCATTCCCCTTTGAAATTTAATAATCGATTATAATCGTATCCCACTGCAAAGGGTAATTCTTCTCCCTGGGACCTTCCTACTTCGAAATCCATTGACATATCTATGTCATCGATTTGGAATCCAAACCATTCTTTTGTACTGGGATTTCTTGCCATGTCCCAAAGTTGATATACGGTCTTTGGATTGATGTCTCGAGGTAATGTATCAAAATATATGGAGTCATGGACAGTACCTACTTCTTGTAAATCTGGAAATTCTCCTTTTTGAATGAGCTCATCAATTAGGATTGATGTAAACAATGCCATATCAGAAGCAGCAGACTGTGATGGGGTATTGATTGCGGCATTCTCAGCAGCTACAATTTGCATCTGATTATCACCAAAGATCTCTGGGCATCTTCTTTTTCTACCGAATAATGTTTTTATGTATCCATGCTTATGGATAAACTTCATCTGATTGTCCATGAACTTCTTTACTTCTGGGAAGTCCTTAAAAAAATCATCCAAGAATCCCTGTGATTCTTTTGGTGTTACTACTAACCCTGTTTTTGGGTCTGAAAGTTCTTCTGCAAGTTTAGCTGCACCAATATGATAGATACATCCGAAAACAATGTGCTTAGCTTGCTTTCTTCGAATTTTCCATGTGGTATAATCTGGATGTTGTTCATCTTTATATATTGGATAAATATCATCGTAATTTACTCCATATTTTTTACATGCTACTGATAAGTGAGGATCCCAACCTTTTGCAAATGCTTCCAACAAACCTTTACATTTTGATAGGTGAGCCATTAGTCTAAGTTCACAGTTATGAACCCGGATACCATTGGGATTAAATTCATGTAAGTTTTCAACTTCCATATCGTATACTTCTCGTTTACCAACCTTTTCTATGTTAGTAATTTGCTCATACATAAAATGATGTACATCCAACCATCTAGAATCAAGTTCAGAAAGTTCATCAATATATGTTTCTAATGTACTGTGTATAAGTCTACCCTTTCTTAAAGAATTCCTATAAGTTTTATGAAATTCTGAAGTTCTGGGCAAATCCTGATAAATTTCTAAAGGTATTCTTTGTGTAGAACAGTGAGAAGTTTTATTTGCAGGGACAGCATATTGTTTGCTCAATTCCCAATCAATAATCTCTTGTTTTTTTCTTTTAAGTCTCAAGTAGGGCTTAAGTCTGGATAACCCATAATTTACGATTAAATGATATTCTGTATACTCATTCTCATTTAAAATCGTAGTTGTACTTCTGATTATACCATGAAACCCAACTGATTGAAAGAGTAGTTGTAATTGTCGAATATAAGATTCACAAGCAGAAGTATACCTAAACCTACCATTACCAATAGAACCATCTGAGTCAATTTGACCTCCAATAAAATTCATCTTGGATTCGAAGTCCGACTTTAGGATCCTCTTTGGGATTTCCATTTCATGAGAATCCTTCTTTGGGTATTTCTTATAAAAAGAGAGAACCTTATCACTATGACCTCTAATACCCCTTGAAGTATTTTTTGGCCCATAGAATTCACAACCAAAGTAATTATCCAGTAAAGGTTGTAATTCCTCTCTGTCCGATCCAGTTGAAAAGAATATGGACATATCAGTTGGTTTTCTTTTACCAGATTTTTCTTTAGGGTAATGACCATCACCATAGAATAATCCCGCAATGTATGCTTCATCTGAATTTATGAGAAGCCTACCAACAGATTTAGTACCGAATAAGTTTTCGATATATAATGTATCATTTAATTTAAGGTCTTTAGCTAATGTAAATCCTTGTTTAGTTTTTACTGGATGTTCTTCTGTTAATATCAGTTGCCTACCAGTATTTGTTGTAATCCTTAGGCATTCTGCCTTACCCTTATTTGCAAGAACCTTTATATTGAGAACTCGGTGTTTGTTTTTATGCTGGGGGTCAATCATACAAATTTTATCTTTCCCAGGAATAATCTCTTTTAACTTCTTTATTCCAGTATTACAAAAGATATATGAATCCCCATCTATACATTGGCTATAATCCATCATTAGATAGAGTCTACCTGGAGATGCAACCAAACAACGTCTAATTGTTGGATCCGTTGCAACCCTGGGGAGCTGCTGACTGTTGGGGTCTGCTGATGATAATCTCCCTGTACGAGTACCATGAATATTAAATTTTGGATGCAATCTGCCATCATCTTGAACTAAGTTTGCAAATCCCTTTACAAACATATTATTAATCTGTTTAAGTCCCCTTAATTCTAGAAGCGTATCAATAAATCCAGTTTTATCTGTTTTTTGTAATTCCAATAATACTGCTTCTGATGAAGAAGGGTTATCGGTATCCCTTTTATCTTTTTGTGTATATTTTACTACTGGAAATCTGAATCCTTTTGGGTCTAAAAATAGAAGTTGTGTCATTTGTGAAGCTGACCCAAAATTTATGGGTTCTATTATGGCTTTTTCGGATTTAGTATTAAATTCTCCAGCCATTAATCTGGCAATCTTTTCTTCTCTATTTTTAATTGATCTTTCAGCAGAAGCAATTTTTCGAGAATCATCTGATGTTTTTATTACTTTCTTAGATTCTCTGATCTCTTCTTCTATCTTCGATATTGCTTTATCCAATCTCTGTTGGATGAGGGATTTCTCAAATCTCTTTACCTTTTTAAGGGCTCTTACCTTGGTTTCTGCTTCTAGTATCCTTCTTGGATATTCCTCCATTAATTTCCCATGCCATTCTTTATCAAGTCTTTGTCCTCTTGTCTCTACCTTTGTTAATAGGTTAGAAGCTGGCATAATAAGATTTCTGAATAGATGATAGAATTTCTTATCCATCATCTTCTTTTCGAAGAATAGGAATAATCTTAAACACATATCAGTATCTATAGCACAGTACTGGGATAATCCTAATAAAGGTTTTTGATCCCAGGGTAGATTACATCCCTCGTAATCTTCTTCGTAATCTCCAAATTTAGGAAGGAACCTTCTAACCATGGACTTTAGATCATTTGGCTTAGCCTCATCCAAAACATATTTAGCAAGCATCCCATCAAATAACCTACCTTTATGAAAGATACCATATTTGTGAAATACTTGCATATCAAATTTAGCATTCCATGCAACCTTAACAATGTTTTCGTTAGCAATAACTTCTTCTCCAAATTTCTGAAGCTTTGTTTTCCAGGATTTTTTAAATTTCGAATCGAAATGACCTAAAGGGATTACTCCTGCCCTACCTGGTTCGAAGCATACCCCTAAAATCGTAGGATAAAAATCATTATTATATATTCGATTACCCGTAGTCTCAAAGTCTACCGAAGCATATCCAGTTTTCTTACAAGCATCAATTAACATATCTAATTGTTGCTCATTCTCTAAGATGTGATATTTTGTTTTTGGTTTGCCCATATTCTTATATAAATTAAGAAGCCTCTACCAAATCATGATAGAGGCTAAAGTTTTAATCCATTCTTTTTCCCAATTATTCATTCATTCTGTGATGTCATCCAAACATTGTTTGAGTAATACCCAATCCTTTTTATATGAATGTAGAGAATCGATAGTGTGATATAAATATCCTGGTTCATTCCCTGTTTGCTCAGCCATGTACTCCATAAGTTTCCATGCAAGGTATACATCATTACCAAAATGAGTTACCAAATCCGATGACCTTTGGTGATAACAGATGTGTAATCTCTTTTTACCTTTTATTTCTCTGATTAGGAAATCATAATACATTGAGCAGGGGACTCTTCTCTCTCCTCCAATATATTTTACATCTGTTGGGTGAAAGATTGGGATTACTGCCTGGCGAGTATCTGGGTTTCTAATTAACTCATCCCTTACTGCTTTTAGAGCATCCCAAATCCGATCTTGGTGATTAATTCCTTTAGAATCAGTCCATCCAAATCTTAATCTTTCATTGTAGGTATAATCGAATTTCCCATTTACTAAGAATGGTCTCCAAACATCTTCTCTGATAAGGAATGCTGATCCTGGGTTAATATGGGAGAATTTATCTGGGCTCTCTAAAGGATCATGGATTCTTTCCTTGAATTCCTCTTCTACCCATTGTTTACTCCTTTTATCAGCTAAGAATAACCATTTTGGGTCTCCCAAGGAAGTTAAACAGTATTGATGACAGATTACTTCTTTTGTAATGTAATCTTCTTGTCCTTCAATGTTTTTGTTCTGATAGGATTTAGGTCTAACTATAGAACCCATCTCAATACAGTTCCGCATAGTCTCCGACATTAATTCATAACTTGAAGTGTAGATTCTCATTTTTTGTCCTCCTTTTGTTTTAAATATTTCTTTTTAAATGCCTGACGAGCTGTATATGAAATACAGGATTCAGGATATGGAATATCATCATATCCTAATAGCAAATCCTTAGCACAAAGGGTTATCTCTTTCTTTCCGGGAACTTTTCCTGGTTGTATGCAAGCTAATGTTCTTCGATATACTTTATATTTTACATCCTTTTCATCACAAGTTTTAAAGAATTTCAACATCTTAAGGACCTTTTGAATCCAAACAGAATCGAGTCCCTTGGTGACTTTCTTTATCGATTTATGAGTATCATACATTACTAAGGTTTCTAAGGCAGCATACATCTGATTACAGTTTAATTGAATCATAAATGCTTGGTCCCCTCCATATACGTATTCTCCCAATCTCTGTAATAATAAAAGGTCAAATGCCAATCTCTTTGTAATCTCCGAAGATCTTAAGTTTGCAATTATAATTGGAATATCCAAATCATCTCTTCTACAAAAAGAGGCTGCTATTAAACAACCTTTCCCATTAGAATGTGTATTATCAAAGTCGAATGAATAATTGTAATGGCTTCTCTTTAATTCAGTAGACCTAACTTGAGATCTCATTAGGTCCAACTGATTAAAGTTTACATAATTATTCAAAAGAAGGTTCCATTTGGTTTTCTGATAATTGAAAAGCTTACCAAAATCAAATTCTGGGTCCATCCAAGCTTTCCTAATATTAACAACAACATTATAGGCATAAATCGCAGAGGAGGAGATCCTTCCTCCTTCACCTTCAGTAAAAAGAATTGGATCCCCTTTAATAAATATTTCATTGATACCTTCCCAAGCAGCTTGTGAGGTAGGATAAAATACTTGCCTTACTTTTAATTGCTTATTGATTGTATCCATATCAATAACGACTTGCTATACGAAATTTATTAACCATGTTTTTCTTGAAGTATACTGCAAATAGGGTTTTATCTGTATAACCCATTAATGCGTAAAATCCGCATAATTTTACGAATGATTCACAAAGTAAATTCTGATACAGATTTTCATCTGTTAATTCTCCCGATTGTTTCCAGGGTTTGTTTTTAAGGCAATTCCTTGCAATAGATAAAGAATATGTCACATCCCATAATTGGATTGCACATCTTCTAACAAAATCCTCGCTAGTTTCCCATCCCACTGGGATACATTCATCTTCTTCATGAGCAATTCTGATAAGTGTTTTATTGGGTAAATCAATCTCTGATCCCATTACCATGTTTCTGGAAAAGTTGAGTACTTGTCTTAAGCAACAGCAATCATATAAGGGAATCCCTAAATTCTTGGCTGTTGTTTTACAGTATTGGTAAATATCTTCTGGATGAATGTTTGTGTAGATAAGCAATTCCATGAAGAAGTGTAAAGCATCAGCTAGTTCTTCATTTAGGTTTTGTGCTTCAGCTTTAATATAAAGGAATGTTTCTTTGTTATCCATATCCTTTATGTAATCTAATCTCTTATTGAAAACCTTGAGCATAGATTCATATCCTTCTCCAAGTTCTTCGATTACCCTACCAGTAAAATCCTTTAGGATGATCTGGCTCTTTTTGGAATTTACATCTATGGGATATGAAGGCAATCCTTCGATCTTAATGTAAGAATCCAATAATTCTTTTTGGAGATCATAGATTTTCTCCAAATGTTTTCCATCCTCTATTTGAGGAGTAGGTTCTTTAATGTTTCTACTATCCATGGTTACTTCTTTAATGATTTATAAATGGTTCTTGTAGTCTTCTTATCTAGATTAAACTTTTCCATTGCAGCATGGATTACTTCTTTTTTCTCTGATCCTTTTCTTTTTAATCCTCGCATATATTTAGCAACAAGTTTAGGATCAACCATACTTTCCATATCCTTGAAAGTATTTTCTTCTTCTACCTGTTTGCGAGTCTTATTCATAAACTGAGCAAAGCATACTGCACATAACTCAGAATCACCACATCTTTTACATTCTGATGTAGAGAGGTCATATTCTTTGCCAAAGCAATCATCTCTTGTACCAATAATTTCTGATACATTGGTGGGAACTAAAACCTGAGCTCCTTTAATATCCGGTAATTTATTCTTCTTTGCCATTGTTATATTCGATTATTTTGATTTTCTTATCTATAGAAATAACCTGTTCCTTAATCTTCTGTTCATACTTGGGATTAACCTTGAACAGATTATTAGAAAAGATAAGCTTATTCCTATCATAATATTGAAGGAATCTGTTACATCTCAAAGAGCATTGATCACAATGTAAGGTGCAATATTTGCAAGCACCTCGAGGAACCAAACTAAGCTCCTGATCAGCTTTACAATCAATAGGCTCATTATAATCAATCATTGATTCTGTTTCAAATTCCCTTAACAAATCCAGTTCATTGAAGAGATCTTTTCTCTGTTTTTCAAGTTTCTCTAATTCTGTTTCCATGTATATTTAATCATTAATTCATCATTTCTTACTGATAACTCTAATTCATATCCCTTATTTAAAGGCTTTTTAAGAATTCTAAGTATATCTTTAGTGAGCAATGTATTGTACGCAGATATAAATAGACTTTGAATATCCTCTGAAAGCATATTTTGTATCTCATTCAAACTGGTATACATCTTCAACCCAGCTGATTCTAAGTTTTCATATAAAATCATAAACGAATAATATACATCAACCCTTTGAAAATTAGATTGAGCTAAACATTCTACATCAGGGAGTTTTTCACATTTAAAACATGATTGCCTATTTGAAGGAATATAAAATACACACCCAAAGCAATCATCATACAGATTTAAATTAATTAGGTCCCTTTCTCGATGATATAATTGGAGACCATCTGAAGATAAAAAATAATCTCCAGTATTCCTACTTGAAAGTGTTAATGTTTGTATCATATTTATTTAATGCTTTATTACATTATGTAATTTCCTTTATAAATGATAATAGGATATCCTTATATCCTTAATCCTTGATATTTGATATCCTATTTTCTTTATATTGAGAATTTCTATCTTTCTATTCTGATATTCTTTATCTATATCTTCTTTTCCTTCCCCCCAAAACTAACCTAAAAACCTAAACTTATTTAAAGCTTAGCTTTTTTGCTTAGTTAGTTTTCTCAGAAAAATTAAGGTATCTCAAAAGAATCATCCTCTTCATAATCTGGGATATCTTCATCATCCTCCCAATCCCAATCATAGCTTTCCATTTCGTTTCTTTTTAAGATTAATAACTTTCATACCAGTCCTTATATAATAATTGATACGATGTTTACTATGCCGTTCTAAATATTGCCCATAATAATACATATCATCGAGATAGGATTTCTTTTTACCTTTAAATGTTCTTTCCATACGACCACAGATTTGGGAAATATCTTCCTCTGAATCTGAGCCAGCTGCATTCTGTAAATAAACAGCTAAAGGTAAATTTATACCTCGCTTTATAATATAGGTGGTGATTAATACATCGATTTTTCCTTGAGCGAATTGATTAATTATGGATTCTCGGTTTTTTGATGTGTGATCGATTACCCTTATATTATAATCCTTGAGTTCTGGGTGATTAGTATAATATTTATATAAACTTTCAGCATGTTCAATAAATCGAGTAACAACAATTGCTGGTAGTCGATTATATTTAATATTATATAAAACTCTTTCAGCAGATTTCTTTTTTGCTACTGGATCTTCTATAACTGCCTTTTTAAATGTATCGAGCCATCCATCAGCTACTAAATGAGGATTATGTGAGTTTCCTTCTGTGATCTTAATTATCACGGGTGTAGAATATCCTTTCTTTACCATATCTTGTTTGGTAATAATATGGATCTCATCACCAAAGAAACTTCGAAGGTTCATATTATGAATAAGGTCCTTTTTTAATTTGGACATATAAATACTCCCGGATAATCCCAATCTTATTCGAACATTATAGAGATAACTTAACACAGTTTTGAATTGTTTATTATCAGCAACATCAGCTTCATCAACCAAAACAATATCAATCTTGGATAATTCATTTCGAATCTCTTTAATTTTCTGAGACATTGTTTGAACCATCCCAACATTGAAATTTCCAAATTTCAGATTTTTGCCTTGAATAAATTGAATATCTTCACCAGGCAAATATTCCCTGTATTCTTTTTTGGCTTGAGCAAAGATTTGGGAATTATTAATAATCACTAAAGTTCTCAACTTCCTTTGAAAACACTCATGTATAGCAGCCATTACCAGGGTTTTTCCCGAATTAGTTGCTGCATTGATTACACCTATATAAAAAGGATGGCCCTCAACAGAATTATTAATAAAGCTTTTGATTACATCTTTTTGTATATCTCTTAATTGATAATTGCCTAATCTGGTTACCATCTTTGGTTTAATTGGTAACTTTAACCTGTTATCTTGAATTATAATTCTTACTGATGAATCTAATTCCCTTAATTGCTTACAGATGTGATTTAATAATCCTATTTGGAAGTCCCCATAATCTGAGAGGTATTTTACATACCCATCCCATTTACCCCGGGTTCTTTGCATTAAATACCAAGCATTAGGATGTTTGATCCGAAGCCTATCATAGACCTTTTTCAACAAAACAGGGGGCCCAGATAGAGTCCCCTTATTTCCTGTCAATGTAATTTTAACTGTGTTCATGAGTTTAATATTTGATCCCAATCTGAATTCTTAGGTTGAGAGTTGGGATTATTATCCAATGATATGTTATATTTATATAGGTATTTCATTAACCTTTCCTTAGCTTTCATCCCAAACAGTTGTTCTGGTAAGGGAATCCCATTACAAAATGATAGAGCATCAAATTGAGCTTCTATCCAGGTATCATAATCACAACCTAAATTTTTTGCTTCTGTTGCAGCTTTTGCAAAGTAATTAAGTTTAACTGGATCATCCAAATATGTTTCTTGTAATCCCGTTTTACTAGCAATCATTGAAACATATGCAGAGTGCATCTCAATAGCATCATTGGTATCTATATTTGATAATTCTTGAGTAACCCTATACTCTTCGATTACCTTATCATAGAGATTAATAAGTTTCGAGAGATACCCATAAAAGGATTTGATATGTTTGAACGCAATCTCTAAGTATTTTACATAACCTTCTTTTTTATCCAGGTTATTTACTTCACAGAAGCTATTGCAAGCATTCGTTAATTCCTTTATCTGAGGCCATTCTCTTCCATTTTCTTTAATCTTTCGTACTCCCGTATGACCCTGTTTTATTCGTAACATTTGAATAATCTGAGCAACTAAGCTTGCATCTTCTTTATCCGAAGATAATAATGTATTTACTACCTTCCTTTGTTTTTGATTTGTAGCAACCATTGACCTTTTGATGCAAGCATACTTCTTAGCTTTTTTTGTAATCTCAAGGACTTTACCTTTAGGGATATAATCCTTGAGAAGCTCGATTAAGTCAGATTCTTTTATGTGTATACTTGGATCTCTCATTAGAACATAAGCAATATTATGGTAAACGATATAAATCCAATCATACCTAAACATGCAACAGGAGCATAATAAGTAAAATAATCCTCATCTGATAATGTATCAGGGTCAGACTTTAAACATCTCCAAAGATTCTGTAATATTTCCATACCTTTATTCATTTTATGTGAGTTCATGTTTTAGTTGAATTAATTCTTGGTAATTCATATATTTTGTATTATATATTAGATGCAAGGATTTCCTTAATCCAAGATCATTAGCATCCTTATCTTTTGGGAAAATAACTAGCTTGACTTGTTTGTATAAGCATAATTTAAGTGCTAATTGAATTGCTTGTTCTATTGCATCTCCATCTAAGCATAGGATAATCCTTTCTACTGGAGATTTGATAATTTTGTTTTCTTGGTAGGATGAAACAAATTTACCCGCAGTACAGATTCCCCTATTTTGAGAAAGCGTGATAGCATTAAAAACTCCTTCACAAAGATAAACGGATTTATACATATAAAGAGCCTCTTCATTATATAGGATTTGTGATTTACCTAAAGAGGATTCTTCGATATCTGGATTTAAATATCTTGGTCCAGTTGAAAGAAAATTCCTTGCATTATAATATATAATCTTGTGATCCTTATAATATGGGATAATCAGATATCCGAAATGTTTTTCATCTGTGGAGTATCCCCAACCTAATTTGGATAATTGGTTGGGATCAAATCCTCTACCCTTTATATAAGCTCTTGCTGACTTAGCTATTTGGGAAGTTCCTTGATTAAGTAATCTGAAACCTTCTGGGAGAATCATAGGGGCTAATTGCTTTAGCTCTACCCTTTCTTCCTTTATTCGATATCCAGAATCCTTATACTGTTCTAATACTTTTAATCCTTCATTAAAGGTTTCTAATCGCTCTAGAATTAAAACTAAATCGAGGAGATTTCCCTTGGAGTTACATCGAAAACAATGATAAAAATCTGTTGAAGGATTTACTCCAAGCTTACCCTCTCTACCACAGAAGGGGCAGCTAAAGTATGGACCCTTTAACCAACCCCTTCTATAATCTTCAAATCCATGAGCTAAGAAGTAAGCACCCAATAATGACCTGAAATTTTTATTATACATGATTACCTAACCATTTAGCAAAGTGAGATTTATCGATGAGTTTTAAAAACCTCTCTGGGATGTCTCCCTGATGCCACCAATTGTTGGAGAAAAATTCTCTACCGTCTTCTGTGATAGCTTTCATTTCTCTTCCCCCACATCCAATAAAACAGGATTTTCTCTCAGAAGCGGGTACGTAAGGATATACTACCCAAGAAGCTCCATCAATAACCAACCATTTTGGGTCATCCTTATATAAATCCAAATGATTGATCCAAAAAGCACAATGAAAGCAACATTTCCTTTCTTCCATGATATCTCGTAAAAGGCATTTACTGAATTTTCCAGGATCTACTGCTTCTGTAGTACCACAAATTGAACAAGTTGTTACCATAGTTTTAAATTTTAAGTTTTAAATAAATGTTTATGCAAATATACATATTATATATTATATATCTTTTGCTTTTTTCATTTTTTCTGGGTCAGCTACTGGCTTATCCCTTTTCTTGAATGAGTTTGAGGATTTTAGTTGCTTGTCTAAATTGGGAGCAACCTTTTCATCGTATGCTTTTCTCTGAGCAACTGTGAATTCCTGGAATCTCTGTTTTTCCAGGTCAATGTTAAATAAACATCTTCCCCAAGAAGGAGCATCCCTTGCAACTACTGTTTCCCATCTTTGAACTCCATGTTCTCTTTCTTCTTGAGTAGAGTTTAACCCAAAAACAAATGAAGCAGTACGAGAGATATCCATACATTTTGCTATATCGGATTCTTCATACCTTGTTTCTCTTCTTACTTCTCCTTGACGAGTAACATGTTGAGCAGTCCATACGATATCAATATCTTTTTCCATTACAAGGTTACCAACCTCTATGTATACATTGGATATACGATTAAAATCATCTTCATGTTTTCCTAATGATCCCATCTTCCCCATGAAGTCGATTACCAATACATTAACCTTCATCCCAGTATCATTGTATATTTCATCGATTGTTGAAGCAATATCAGAAACTGTCCCAACATTTGCGGGTAATTTTTTTACGATGAATTCTGAACCAAGTCTTCGATATTTCCTTAAATGTTTTTGTTCCAGTTTATCCACATCACCAGACAACAAATCATTTTTACTTCTGTTCAACGTTGATTGTTCCATACGAGTCATAATTTCACTGGCTCCATTTTCCATATCTATATAAAGAACAACCTTTTGCATTTTTAAATAACTTCTCGCAACATTAACCAATGTGAAAGTTTTGGTTGCTTTCGATTTATCCAATGCCACAATGATTGAACCTTTTGGGAATCCTCCACCATTTGCTAAATGATTTAATTGCCTAAATGGAGTAGGTAATACCATCGGATCAGATTGTCTCACAAATTGACGTTCTACTACATCTTTAACCAAGTATAATGGCTGATCTTTTTTTTCCTTTGTCCTTGAAAGGAGTTTGGCAATACGCTTAGAATATTCATCATATTGATTAAAATCCGATAAATCGAAATTATCATTCAAATCCTTCATTTGAACAAACACAGAAAATTTCAAAACCTTTTCTCGGATATCCTCTCCATCCAATAAAGGCTCTGAATAAAGTTTTTCTACTGTATGTTTAATCTCAACCAAATCATCCTTAGTAACTAAATCTGCAATCCCTTTCACAGAAAGTAAATCCTGTATCTCCTGATTAAGTACTGAAGCATTTTTAGGGATTCGTTTATTCTTTTTGGAAAGCTTAGCTAATGCTTTTGCAATAACTTGATGATTGATGAGAGTAAAATAGGAATCTTTGACCTGGTTTAATGCAAGGATACCATTTTTATCTTTTATGATATAATGTAATATCTCTTGCTGAAAGTCTGTTCCGAAAGCAAATTTGTTCTTATCTTTCTTTGCCATGTTATCTATATGTTTGTTTTGAAAATTGATAGTAGTAAATTGTTCCTTAGGTTATCCTAATTATAACTCCTTATATATCAGTTACTTCCCTGATTAGGGTTAAATTTTATTACCCTGAGCTCATAATAAAAGAATATTATTTATATATTTGCATAAACATTTATTTAAAACAACGGAATTATGATTGCAGAAGGTGAAATCAATAGGCTGAAAGAATTACCCGAAGAATATGATGTCGAACTCTTCAATTTTTATTATAAGAGCATGACACCTTTGATTAGGAAGTTAGCTAAAAACATTGACCCAAGAAGATTCAATGTTTCAAGGGATATAATAATCTCATATTTTTATGACAAGTTACTTTATGTATTTCGGAAGTATTATAATCTGAGTACTGAGAACCCAGAAAAATTTAAGGCTACCATCATTAGCTCTCTTCAATTATATAAGACTCGATTATTAATCAATGCTTATTCCAAACAATCTTTGGATTTTAATGTTGCTATTGCTTCTTTCGAAGATTGCTTTGAAGGAGCAAAAGAGGATTTATCAGACTTATCAGAAGATGAAAGGGTTAAACAAGAAAGGATATCCGAAATTCATGAATTTATGAGAGCTAACCTTTCTGCCGATGCTTATCTGTTATTTCAATTACAGATGAGTCCTCCTCCTTTCTTTTACAGTGAAGAATCTAAACCCAGGCTTACAACTAGCTCTTTATTAGATTTTTTCGAATTGCCTAAGACTAAGCTTTACATTAAATATATCTCTACGCTTAACAAGGAAATTCATGAAGCTATCGAAGATATGAAAGAAACATGGAGATAACCTACAACAAAAAACCCAGGCCCTAATTGATAGAGTCTGGGTTAAATGTGTTATCTTATTATATTATTATGACTCATTCCCGTTTGGGAGGGAAGATTAATTCGATTAATGGTTTAAGTATACTATACAATCCGCAAGCAGAAAGCCCAGCAAATACTCCATATAGAATTACCATATACCAGATTAATCCTTCTAATACTGGAGAAATTTGTAATATCCATCCGAATAAGCATGATAAGATCCCCACTGCAATTGAAACTAATGGTTTAGCCCATTTCTTTTCTTCGAGGGATGGAATTAATTTTGATAGCTGGGTTACTACCAATGAGATTAAAGTCATGATCCCTGTAAAAGATGCAAAGTCCGTTACAAGCCCAGGTTCAACAACTTCTTCACTTAAACCCATTGCAGTTTGAGCAGCAATTCCCACTGTGAACATTAAAAGCATGTTCAACATAATAATTAACTTCTTGAGTAACATTTTGTTATGAAATTTTAGTTTAACATAGGATTTACATTAAAAAATAGTAAGGAGAAGGCCTTTCACAAGGTACCCTCTCCCACCAACATATAAAAAACCTAAGAACAGAAGAATTAACCTTTACCTTCTATTGCCCAACTTATAATGGTTGAACCCGCTTCTATGGTTATATCCCGAGAAGTATTACCAGAATCTGTATAATCTCGATAATCACCGCTTACTTGATGTGCAGTTCTAATTCGAGTTACTACTACACCGGGCAAACCAATATGAAGCTTATCACCCACAATAAAAGTTTGTTCAGGGAATGACAAGGGTAAATTTGAAAGTTTATGAGTTCCCATAATACTACCATTTCGATAAATATTAATATCACCAATTGATGGAGCATTATTTTTTGTGAGATTCAGTGAAACTTTTACTGTCTGTTGTGGAGGCTGAGGATCTTCTTTACTAACGGCTTTAATATCAATATTAAGAGCTCCAGGAACCACAAATTGAACTTGATGATCTGTAGTACCGGTGTACTCTCCATTAACTGTATATTCCCATCTATTGAATTTAGAACTACCATCCTGGCCTACTACCTGGATTACTGCACCCTTAGGCAAATTCCAATCCTTAGTTGTAGTAGCAGAAGTTACTCCAGTATCTGGAACTTGACTTCCACCAGAAGCAGTGCTATGTGAAAGAACATATTGACATTTTCCATCGGTACTTACTTTAATATGTACTGGATATGTCTCTTCTGGTTTCTCTTCGAATACAGCCCAATAAGTAGCATTGGAATTAGCAGTGAATGTATAACTAGCAGATCTAGATACTACTTGTCCATCCCTACCTCCAAGTCTCCATTCAACGAAATTATAACCAGACCACGGAGTAGCGGTAATGGTTACCCTTGAACCCTTAGCATAATATTGAGACATTGGTTCAGTTAAACCACCTCTATCAGAATTGGTTTTAATCAATACCTGTTCTGGTTCTGGTTCTTCATCTTTCATGAACAGAGCATAGAAATAATAATCACCAGTAACCGTATGCTGGAAGCTTGCAGGATAATCCAACTTAATACCACTGGGTCCTCCAGCTCTCCATTCCAAGAATGAATATCCACTAGCAGGTTGAGCAGTAATTCTAATTGTAGTACCCTCCTTATATGAATTTACACCAGCAGGAGATGTTGTACCACCAGCACCAGAGCTTACTCTGATTTCGAAATAATTTTCTACGATCTTTTCGTTAGCTGAAGCATATAAAACCAAATCCTGATCTGGCATATTGAATGAATGAGTAGCATTTGTGGATATCAGATTAGAGGGTATAACAGAATCTCTATACCATCCAGCAAATTCATAATCCTGAGAAAGAAGGTTTGCCTTCACTGTTACTGGGTCATTTACAGAATAAGCTCCTGCACCTGATAATTGGAAGATACCACTTGGAGAACCCAATAATGTTAGATCCCGTTTTGGCGGTATCAATTTACAAATAACATTCGTAGTTTTAGTTACCCCAAATGTTAAAGGATTAATTGTGTATCTTACTCCATCGATTTCCCAATAATCGAATCCATACCCAGTTATTGGTACACACTGAAGTGTAGCTTGAGTATTAATAGAATACATCCCTTCTCCACTAATCGTAGCCTTACCAGCGGGATTAACTGTAACACTAACTTTTACCTTTGTAGAAGAACCATTAAAGATTGCCTTTAAATTTGTATTCTTCTTTACTTCTATTCGATAAACTTGTTCATTGGAGATCAAAGCATCACCCTCATACCATCCCACAAATCCAGAACCACTGGCGGGAGAGGCAACTATGGTTACAAGAGATCCCCGCTTATATCTACCTGCTCCAGTTACTTCACCTGAACCAGTAGTACCTGCCGCAGAAACAACTTCAATGTTCAGATCATACATATCAACCAAAGATATCATTCTTGAGATATCCATTGTAAAATCTGCCTTACAATGTACATCCGAAGCAATAAGATTTGGATTGGTATCTTGATCTCCAACTGGGTAGAACTGAAGTACTAATTGGAAATTACTTTCATACATATTCAACAGCCCATATACACTGTAATTGGTTTGTTGAATTTTTTCTCCAGTGTCTTCATTTTGTGAGTTGTTCCTTAACCAGTTAAAAGCTACTGGAGTTTGGAATTTAACATTGAGTGGAGTAGGCATTATATAATCCATGGTTGCAGAGAGCTCGGCAACTAATTGATCTTCTAAACTCATTTGAAGAGAAGAGAAATCCAAATGGATACCCCCCACTAAGTTTACTGCATCACCCAGAGTATTTAGTGTAAGGCCTGGGTCTTCGATAGTAACAATATTGGACTTACTAAATTGAGTAAGTGTTCCATTAGTATATTTTCTCTTACTTACTTTTTGAGTGAAGTTTGAGAGTCCTATTGACCTTGAGTCATATTTGGGGATTAACAGATTTAGGTTAGCCATATCAGCTTCATACCTTGATAAGGGTACATAATCTGTTTCTCCCCACATATAATTATAAGGATTCATAATATCCTTGATAAGGTAATCTTCTCCAACAACTTCTACAGAGAACATTGCAAGTACTACTTCTTGGTTCCTTCTAAGAGTACCGCTTAATAAGGATAGCCAAGTTTCCATTGTGGAGCTTGATTGTTTTAATTTAGGTGTCCAAGCATCTTGCTGATCTGGGTTTACATAAACTCTGTAAGATGTAATTGTACCACCTTCTTGTTTGGAGAAGAGATGAGTTGCGATTAAAGCTACCTCTTTTACTCCAGTAAATTTACCTAAGCTTAGAGGTACCTCCAATTCTGAGGATTCTAAGGTTAAAATCCCATCTGGTGTGATACATGCAGATTTGGGATTAACCAACACATTTCTTTCGTTTGTTAAGTTATGACGGAAATTCTTTGTATCGTCTGCTGAAATCAACAGAGTAGTTCCATCATAAAAGATTACATTATATCCAAATAATGGTCCAATTCCAATTGGAATAGCAACAGCTTCACTAGCTTTCTTAGACCTGATCTCGGATAAGTAATCATGATACCGAATCTGTCCCATAGGTTTACTTTTTTAAGTGTTCATATACATATTGGTTTATATCTTCGATTCCTTTTATCAGGGATTCACAGAAGGCATTATTTATCTTTTCATCCTTTAGCATACTTACCTCTTCTCTGTTATCTTGGAATAACCATTCGATAAGCATGGCATAATAATTTCCCATTAATACTGTGAAGTTAGCATCCTTATCACAATCCTGCATATCGGGAGACCCATATCGGAATTTAAGTTTAGGGAAATCCTTTTTTAATTGCCCATACATCATTGAAGAGAAGATATCGGATTGTGTTTTTCCCGGAGAGGTATAAATCTCTACTCCAGAGGCAGTGTACCAATTACTACCATCTCCAGCTGCATTATTATGTAATGAGATAAGCAATTTTACATTTGAAGTTGGGATACTGTTAGCTTCCAACTTTCGTTTGGATAGTCCGGGCTCCTTTAAACCCTGGGTAGTAAAATGTACCTCATATCCGAGGGTGTCTAGCTTACTTGCTAGCTTTTTACAAATTTCTCTACTCCAAAGATATTCTTTGTGAGTACCATCTGGAGAACATTTACCCTTTACATCATTTCCATGTGCAGGGTCTAAGATAATACATAATGATTTAGTGTTCATGAGTTTTCTATTTTAGTTACATAATTCAGTTTCAAACCTTGCATGAATAATTCGATGGATTGGTCCATTTGAGACAATTGAAAATGTTCTTTTGGTATGTAGATTTGTTCCAACACCAGATTAAATAAATTTTCAGTATCAGTTTCTACATCTAAGTGTACTCCCAGAGGTTTGGACTTATATCGAAATTTATTTAAAAATGTGGAAGTTTCTGAATGGATATTTTTAAGGATCCTTTGAATTTTTAATTCTGTGTTTTCTTTATCAGAAATATGGTTCTCGGATCTTACTCGGATTATATAATACTTAATAAGTACTGAATTGTGATTTAGAACTTCCCTAATCATCGAATTAGCTTCTTCCTTACCAATATCGGATTCTGATAATCCTTCGAAATAATTATCAATTTTATCGGATACATCGGAAATCCCTTGAACCCTTTTGATTAAAAATACTGACTGGGATACGAATACCAATACGATTAATAACATCATCACCATGAAGACACCAAAGATAATTTTTAATGCTCCATAATTAGATGCTGCTTCGGCAAGTTCTAAAGATACCTTGGTTAGTTTATCAATATCCTGAATTTGTTGTAATAATATCATAAGTCATCTCTTTCATATTTTGCAATGATTTGAGTAGATTCTGTTACTTTAAATGTATAAGAAAAACTTGTAGAGAGTAGTGTTCCTTGGTTATCATACCAGCCCAAGAATATGATATTGGATTCGTAATAAATACTAACCGTATGGTCATACCCCCTTACTGCTTTATCTGTATTACCAGTAACAACCACCATGCCCTCTTCGATGGATGGACCCTGCGTGCTTACGATAATATTACAGAAAGCATAAGCAACCATTAATTGAACATTAATTGGAGCATACTTAGCAAGCACCCTTTCCAATCGAGCTTGTTCTTCTGGTTTAAGGGTTGAGGCTACTGAGGTTAAATCAATGATGTAACTTGAGCAAGCTTTACAATCTGTGGAATCACCATCGTATTGATAATTGCTATCATATGTTAATGATGTATCATATCTTGCTTTACCAACGATAGTGGTTAATAAGTTTTCCTCTTCTAATGTGTAACCTTTGAGTTTAAAGTATGCAGTAAGTAATACCCTGTAGAACTTTTCTGTTCCTCGGATTTTATATAGGGATACTGCATACCTTATCAACCTTCGGTCAATAGCTGAGTAGTATTTTACTACCCTTTGAGCATTCTCTGGTTTATATCCCAGTTTAGTAGAATATTCCAACTGAACATTGTATTCCAAGTACCATACATAGAATGGAGGATTATGTAAAAATTCTCCTTCGGTTACTGGAGTAGTATATTCTTGTGGTGGAGCCCCTAAAAAATCATAGATATAATCGAGTAATCCCGCTCTGGTAGTTTCTACATCGATGATGTCAAGGATATTATCTATATTGGGCAACATCGATGAATTCCTATCAGTATCATCAACAACAGATTCTCCGATTAATTCTAAGAACCTTTCTAATACTCCCTTATCATTTTGATCCTTGTAAGTATCGAAGGCTTTAAAATAAGAGGGGAGTAAATCCATTAAAGCATGAAAGTTTATCATGATGTTTCGATTACATTAATATGTACATTGCTTGCAATGATTCTTGGTACTGAGTAATCATTGATAATCTGGTCTTTACCATTTGGTATCACTTTCATTTCCCAAGTATCTCCGATTTTGTAAGCTCCAGATAAAGGATTACCAATTGTGAATGTAAAGTTTACTCCCGCACTTTCTGAGACGATTGTGATTGGAGAACCAAGGAAAGTAGAATAAACTTCTCCAAATTCTGAAGCAATGGTAAAGGTATCTTTCTCCAAATAAGATATCGTATAATTTACTTCATCTTCTATGGAATTAACTTTAAAGTTACTCAGATTTAAATCTGTTTCTGTGTCCTCGGATTTGTTTGGGTAAGGGATTGTATAAATACTATCGATGGTAAGATAATCCACTGTACTCAAATTATCGATGAGGGCATATAAATCGGATAATCGGATTACCTTGTTAATATCCGAATTACTGTAATCATAATTCTGAACCAAAGCTCTCAGTATATCATCAGAAATAATATTACTTCTTAATGATGGCATACCAGTTACTGTTAAGTTCAAAACTACATAGGAACTACCAGCAGGTAATACTCGGATATTTGTAGTGATGATTTTCTTGCTTGAAACATATCGATAAGTTGCATCCCTTAAAGATTCCGAGGCAACCCCTCCTCCATCTGGGATAATATAGATATCCACAAATTTACCACACCTAAAATCGATGTATGCTTTATCTACACCAGGAGCAAGTTTAGTTACATCTATGTAATCTTGTTTGGTGATTGCTACTCCAAGTGTTCTGATGTTTAAAGGAACATGTTCCTTGAGCATATCAAAGTTTTCATAATTAGAACCACCAGTAATTCTATTCGGATTTGTGATAGTCATGTCCTTGATACCAAGATCTCCATCTACTGAGGTAATGGTATTCTCTGCATCATTGCCAGCTTCACCTTTTGTGATGAAGTAGCTGAGTAATATTGGGGAATTCACTGCAGGTTTTTCACCATACATCCCATCACCAAATACAATGTAGGGTTTTTGATCCTCGGTTAATTCTACCATATAATGCTTATCATTAGGCCCAGAATATCCTAATGTTTCTACTAAAGTCCAAAGAATTCCACCAAGTTTTAATACTGCAGAACCCTCAACATAGAACCCATCTGTTTCATCGATATAAATGATAGCATTGGGATCTGAGATTACTCCAAGATCTTTTTCTGGTACCAAAGTTTTTTGTTCTACTGGGACATAAACTCCATAGGTATCTTTGTAGAAAGTTTTCTGTTTTGTGGAGATATATGTTAATCCATTTGTACCATTAAAGGTTGTACCAATAGGAATGATATAATCTTCCTTAGCCATGTCTCCATTATTGATCTGGATTAATACATCAGTAGAAGCAGGGATTGCTGCTTTAATATGGTAATCCACCAACTTCGAATGTTTAACTAAGGATGAGTACCTTCTTGCTGAGATAAAGAAAGTTTCCCTTGCCATGTTATCCAAGTAGTAATGAATTACTTCTGCTACTGAAGACCACATGGAAAGTAAGATAATAAAAATGTTGCCCTCAGAATAATCAGTAACTTCGGGCAACTTAGTTCTCATGTTTTGAACCAATTGGCTCTTGATTGATTGGTAAGATCTTGAGAAAACATCTAACCAGGGATTCTTTAATATTGCCATAACTATGCCGATTTTTGATATGAAAAATCAAGTTCTCCAACCATCTGATTAGTTAAAACTTGGTATCTTAACCTAATCTGTATTTCTGAAGGAGTGAATTGTATTTGGGTTTCCAAAAGTCTCACTCTTGGTTCCCAGGCTTCGATAGCTTCTTTAGTAAATCGATATACTAATAATCGAGTTGCATTTATGTTTGGTTCTTCCAAGCATTCATAATTTCGAGTACCAAATATCTCTTGCCTTAATCTAAATCCGATTTGATAAACCAAGATAGAGATAATGTTATCTTCGATTAATTCCAATGAACCTTTTTTAGGTTTCCATGAACCACTTGTTAGTTGGATGGGAAAAGTTGGCCCTGAACCAATTGACTTTTCCAATATATTTTCGCTCATTGTTTTACTGTTTGATGTTCAATATCAGCCATTACTGTTTTAACTAATGGCGTATTAGCATACCCAGCTAAAGAGAGGAATGCGGCTTTACCACCATCCATTGGGGTAGCTACTGCAGCTGCTTGGGTTAATCCAAGCTTAAGGTTATTAATATCATCCTCAATCTTGTTTAATCTCTGAAGGAGTTTATCTGTCATCGTTGTACCAACTTCCCCATCATTGAATATCACAAGTTTTCCTCGGATATTATGATCCTCTTTTGCAGTCTGATCCCAAGTGGATTGTGTTTCTTGAGTAATAGGTGTAGGAGTTTTTATAATTACACCATCTGGGCTCAATGTAATCTCATGAAATTTATCCTCGGATACCTTCAACAAAATTTTCGTAGTGTTTGTTTTATCATCTAGAAATATTTTGTTACCATTTGGAGTAACTATTCCGATTACTTCCTTCTTTTCTAATTCTGGTGGTACTTGAGTTTTTGCCCATCCACAGTATGACCAGAGAGGATAATTCGGGTCTCCAGATTGGAATTCCACGAAAACTACATCATTGATTTCTGGAGTTAAATACTTAGCTCCTGATTGCAAGGGTCCAGGCTGTCCTTTGGGATAAGCCCAAACCAATGTTTGAGTTATATCTGGGACTTCGATTTGTAATCGATTAAGTTTTAAAGGATCCTCGTTATTAATTACTATTCCACGGTAAGTAGAATAGAATCGACCAATTCCTTCTAAACCATTTTCCCTTAAATATACCAGGCTCATTTTGTTTTATCTTTTAGGATTTGATCATTCTTATTAATATTGGCAGTCTGAGTAGCTTTATTTAAAGATACTGCATCTTGATTTGCTTGTACCTCGGTATACTCTCTTCCCTGTTCATCAGTACCTGTGATTACTGTAACTTCTCCCATATCCTCGGTTTCCTTTAGAATCTTTTCCTGGAATGCCTTTACTTGTTCAGCTTTAGCAATCTCAGCAGGAGTAAGATCATTAGCAATTTTCTGAACCTTCATTGCTAAAGATTGGGTATTTACCTTTACATCCGATTGAACCACTGTACCATTTGAAATGGTTTTCTTGATTAATTCGAATGTGGTAAGGTACCCAGTAGAGGCATCTATTCGATGAGAAGCTTCTTTAATGTACCAATCTCCAGAGTACTTTTGAGAAACATTTTGAATAGAGAGCATCTGGGAACTCATTAGAGTTGGCTGCCCAATTGTAACCATTGTAGCTTCAACCTGTTTCTGTAAAGCATCATTTACTTGATTGAATGCAAGTATCTTGGAAGAATCCGCATCACCTGCATAACCTAAAAGGTCTTTAGCAGAGAGATTTAATTCGATTTCCTTTTCTCTAACTACTTCTGGGTTATCCCAATATTCATATTTTGACCCATCACTTTTTGGGACTATCTGAATTGTTTTATCTCTCTCTAATGATTGCCATCCAGAAATCCTACCCTGAACTTTTACTGGGCTGGAGCTCTTTGGGTTGAAATCTTCTGGGTTTACTGTTTCCTTTACCTTAGCCTTTACCTTTACTGTATAATTATCCAGAGAGATAGCAGCTAATTTCATAGGATCATTCCCTGCAGCTTTGTATTCGTTTACAACTTTCTCAAGATACTCAGGAGCATATTTCCTAAGGTAATTGGGGTCTTTCTCTAAGAGTTTCTTAGTTGCTTCTTCATCTTTATATTTATCTGTGCTGGGTCTAGTTGCAGCTCCAGTGATACCATCTACTCGAGAATCGTAAGTGTTAGGAGCATTGGAAGGAATGGTTTCTCCAGTAATACCATCTACTGAATTATCTGGCAAAGAGCCATCTGTTTGGGTTACTCCAGAATCTAAGGATTTTGTTTCACCATCAATTTGAGATTTCTTGGCAACATCTAAAGCCTTAAGCTTTTTTCGAGTGGTTACATTAAATGATACAATTTCTCCTGTTTCTTCATGCCATGTAAATGAAGCTACTGGAGCTTGATTGAAATTAGTAGGATGGATTGATACTGTATCATCTCTTCCATCTACATGGTAAGGCCCATTTGGGATATACTTTGCTGCATCCTTTAATGCAGTATATGGAGTCCTACCTACTTGAACGAATGTTCTTCGTTTTATAAGTTTATCATTCCCAACTTCCTTCATCCCATAGAACCATCCATGATCTGTTGTTGGAATGGTTAACCCAGTTATAGAAGAGTAACCAGTATAAACATATCCAGGAGCAAGTTCCTTAGATTCCTTAACATCATAGATATAGGATTTAAATTGAACCTTTCCCTTTAGCTCATCTTCAATCCATTTGAGAAAATTATCATCAGCATTCTTTTTAAGTTGCTGGGATTTAAGGATTGAAAATCCATCTGTACATTTTAAAGTAATGATAATACCTTGAGCGGAGAATCTTATGTTGGTATCCCTTACCATTACTTTTCTTGGAGCACTTGGAGCATAGGATTTATCCGGGTAAACGATTCCCCATTGTACTCCCAGATATTGCTGTTCTCTGAATTGGGGTATATCTATTAGGTTAGGATTTTCTGTTGTGATAGTGATAAAACATTCATCATCTTTTTCTTCTCGGTATGTATATTCAAACCCAGTAACAAAAGTACCTATTGGTAATCCTGATAAAGGGTCTATGATTGGTTTATTCTGTGAGTCTGTTACCTTAACAAAAGGCATACCGAACCCCTTGGGTAACATTGACTTTTCGTTACTCATGAGTTCGGTATGATTAATTGTTTACCTCTATACACTTCTGTAAAAGGGTCAATGATATTATTTGCATCAGCAATGTCAGCCCATAACCCAGAATCACCATAATATCTGAATGCTACACTTTGTAAAGTTTCACCTTCCAATAATGTATGAACTTTTTCTTTCCCCGTAAGACTGAAAGTACTGGGAATCCTTTCTAATGTACTGGTACCATCTGGATATTTAATCCTTACTGAATTAGTATAGGGATTTCTTGTAGACTCTTTCATATCTTACACCTCCACTTTATCTGGATATTTAGGTTTACTTTGAGTAGCTATTGGTTCTTCTGGCATAGGTTGAGGAACATTACCATGAACCCTTTGTATATCTGCAGTAGTTAGGTTATGTTTAGTAACCCTTTTGAATGTTAGCTTTTGTGTAGCAGCATTAGGCAATAATCCCAAATCTGTAATTGGTGAGGTTCTGTTAGCCCTACAGGCATTCTGAAAATTACTCAATACATAAGGTGCTGATACCAAGATAAATGAGTAATCCTTAAATAACTCTGCTGAACCCCAAGATATCCAAAGTTCAGGAGGAGAAGCTGCATAAGCATCAGCCTTAGACCAGGATTCTAATAACCTACATTTTTTGATTACATCCTTTCTATCTGATTGTGTAGAATACCAAGAGATATCGAAAGATATTGTATCTTCTGAACCTGTGTACATATAGAAAGGATTGTTTCTTCCATTTGTCCTTACTGCTACCCAACTGTTCTCCGATTCGATGTTTACTTCGGAAGGTTTACCCTGAATAACAATGGATTCATATGTACCATTACCATCAGCATTTGTATTTGGATTGATAATGATAATCTGATTCTTTACTGTGTTAACTGTTGGAGTGGCTTTAAGTTTAGGCTTGGGTACCTTTAGTAATGCTCTTCGTTTTGTAGCTTGTAAAGCACTTACTCCAGTGTTAATATTTTTCTTAGCTGGGTCAATCTCTGTAGGCAATACAATTCTCTGGGCTTTGAGAGAAGTTAATCTGTTTGCCAAGATCCTTGCTCTCCAAAGGTAAGTAGCAGGACCCACAGCAGCTTGACCTACTGTAGAATTATCGAAAGGTTTAAGGAGTGCCTCTTGTAGCACTCCATGTATTTTATTTATTGCACTTGCCATGTTACTTTCCTCCTACCTCAATTACTTCATTTTGACTGTGTTCATTGATAGCTTTGCTACCAATAAGATTGCCATCCAAGTAGATGTTAATTGATTTGGTACCTGGTTGAGCATTAGCAAAGTTCCTTTCCCTATTGGCATTGAATTTATCCAATGAGGTGTAGAACTTTACCAAAGCATCTGTATTGAGTACCTCTCTTTCTGCTGTTGTAAGGTTTGCGGCATCGATTCTTTTTTGCCTTTCTTCTTCTGGAGTCAAAGCTTTAAGAAGAGAATTTGTTTCTGATGATTGCTCATTACTCTTTGTTAAAGCAGAGATAATCATTGGTAGGAATGTGATTATCGCTGAAAGGGCTAATCCCCAGGGTCCTCCGAAGAAAGCTAAAGCTCCTCTCATTACTGATGAAGCTCCGAATCTTAGGGCAGCCCCTCCCGCAGCAGCACCAGCAGCTCCTCCAATCAGGGATAATGGATTATACCTTTGAGCATATCTGGTAGCAACAGCTTCTGAGATTCTTCTGGTTCCTCCTGAAGCAGTTTGAGCATAATATCTCATCCTACCAGTTTTATCCTCTTTGCCCATTACCTTACCAAGATATTGGCCTTGATGTGATCTCATCCATTCATGGTAGAGCATTGCATTACCTACACCTCTACCCGCTAAGCCAGCTTTACCTTGAGCAATGATTGACCTTTGCATAGCAGCATACTCAGCTGCAGAGATTGTAGAAGCTTTCCAACCTTGTTTCATTACAAGGAACATATTCCTTAGTGAAATTGTAGAATCATTGAAAAGCAATCTCATCGAGGACTTTAATGCAATTACTGAAGCATTAATTGTACCTAATACTACAGTACCAGTTACTAATGCTGAAACAAATGGGCCTATCGGAGAATCGAATATTGCTTGGACACCTTCTAAGATTTTACCTATACCTCTTAACCAAGGTGTTAAAGTTGGTCCAAGAGATTCAGCAAAAGAAGTGGTTAAGTTCTCCCAAGTTGATTGTACTGTTTCTATAGCTCCAGCTAATGAAGCCATTCTTTGCTCACGAACAGAAGCAGCAGCTCCCTGGGAGTTGTTATTTAATTCATCCAGAAGATTGGTATAATTCTGGAATGCTCTAATCATTGTAGAACCAGCTCGTTCACCTCGAACACCCAAGATATTAACCAATAAGTTATACTGATCCAATTCTCCAAGCCCTCTACTTGCATTAGCAATCTTCTGTAATGCTAAGCCTAAATCGATTAGCTGGCCATTAGCATCTATGAAATCGGATTTTGATAATCCTAATTCAGCTAAAGCTTTCCCACCTTTGAAATTTGGGTCTCCAATGGATTTCGATAAATATCGATAAGCATTAGCTAATGCAGTACCTGCCATTGAACCCTGGATACCAGCATCACCAAGTACTCCGATTGCAGCAGCAGTTTGTTCCAGGGTAGCCCCTAAGTTTGTGGTAGTAGTACCAGCATACTTAATTGCTTCACCCAAATCATAGAGATTTGTATTTGATCTGGTTACTGCTCTTGTTAAAACGTCAGAAACTCGAGTAGAATTGGCCTCTGTAGAATCAATCATAAACATCTTCATGATGTTGGTCATGATATCTGCAGCTCCTCCTTTTCCACCGAGTTCTGACATTGTAGCATTGGCTAAGTCAGCTGCAGCAGTGATATTATTAAATATCTCTGTTGTTCCCTGTCCTGCCATTGCCATATATTGCATCGCGGAGCCAATATCCTGTGAGGTAAACATTGTATCTTTACCTAAAGTCTTAGCTCTTTGAGAAAGAAGCGAAAAGTCTGTACCTGTATCCTTTGCAATTGCTTTTACAAAGGTCATTGTATCAATAAATTTTGCTCCTTGTAACACAGCTTCACCTATACCATAGGCAGCTGCACTACCAATTGCCATTCCCGCTGTTGCCATTCTATTGACAGCATTGAGATTAGCATTGGTTATATTTTTAGCCTCTTGATGTAGTCTTCGGATTTCTTTGGAGGATTCTCTTGCTTGATTGGAAAATCTATCCTCCAATACCAAAGCAATACCGATTTGTAGTTGTCCCTGATTTGGGGACCCTGAAGTGAAAATAAGGCAGTCCTCCTATAGTTTAAGTGAAACCATTATTTCATTAATTTTTTAAGCTGAGCAAAATACTGATCAGCATTTTCGAGAAGTCTCTTTCTTTTTGAAAGAGGGAGTTTGTATAGAGTGAGATAATCTATTTGGATTTTAGCTCTGTTGATGTAAGCTAATTCATCCTCTAATATCCCGCGATATAAAAAAAATCTGGAGTACCCATAATAGAAAATCCAGCTTTGTATCCTTTTGTTGGATGTTCCAATTCGATAAGCCCAGTATAATATGGGTCATTCTCAGCAACGGATTTTCTGATTTCTGCCATATCCCTGGGTGAAAATAATGCAAAGCTTTGAACTGTTTCCCATTTGTCACCCACCTTTAATTTAAGGTCTCTGGCTTTTAATTCCAGATTCTTTGTTTTAACTGGAGTGTTCATCATCATTGCTTCACCTTTACCAGTTAACAAAGAATATGAAACTTCTTTTCCGCTTTGAAGTGTTATGGTGAAGTTCTTTGTGTTTCCAAAGGGGTAATATGGAACTGCGAAAGGCTTTGCATTTAATTCTTCTTCTGTTGGGGATTGATGATAATCATCGAAGAGAAGTTCTTTAAGGTCCTGCTCATACCGAATCTTATCCCCATTTGGCCAGGTATACTCGAATTCCATTACTTGGCCCAATGAAAAGATTCTAGAGGCAATCAATATTGCATATCTAATGTTACAGGGTAATTCATGTGCCTGTTGTTCTGTGAGCTTTCTATTTGGAGTAAGATTGGTATCTACTACAATCCTTGAGATGAACTCTGAAAAATTGGAGAGTGTTTCTGATTTTATGGGATTAGATAAAATATCATCATCCTCACCATTCTGTTCTCGGATATAAACATAGGCATTCATATCTGGAAGGTTTACCTTCATAGCATTACTGTTTACTAATGTTTCCATCTCTTTTCTGTTTTTATATGTTGTTACTATGAAAAAACGAGGGATTTCACAACCCCTCGTTCTCTGTTCAGTTTTCTACACTTTAAATTTTCTCGATTTGATCAACTGAGAATTCCAAATCTTCCAATGTATTATCCGAACTCATACGGTCCAGATTTTGACCATTTACTCGGCAAGGCCAAACTCCAGTACAAATCCAAGAGTTAAGTACTGAACTACCATCCTCGGCTAATTCATCAATCTTAACCGATTCCTTATACTGATCTGGTGTAAGACCTCCACCTACTAATAAATCCTGGACGGACATAAGCCAGTTCCACATCCATACATCTGAACCCGAGGTGGATTCCAATTTCTGGCAAGTAAGATTACCTACTTGTACTCTACCACCTGTTTTAACACTGTAATTGATATCCCCATGTTCTGTCTGGTCAATAGAGATTTCAGGAAGTGTAACATTCTGAAACAGGTAAGGATTCAATGGATGTTTTACGAATGTAATTTGCCAAAGAAACTTTTTTCTGGGATTAGAAACTTTTGCCATATCTTTTTGATTTAAGCTTGTTCGATATTAATTGCACCAGAAGAAGCATCCAGCACAATTCCAATGTTAATCTCTTGCAAAGCAACAACTTCTTTGATAACCAGGTTGGCTTTATACTTACCCTGACGTACATCCTTTTCGTTGTTAACCTGCAAATCATCAAAAGAGGTTGCGAATTGATCACCTTGCCATTCATACGAATGAACTCCATTTCGATTCTGAAGATCCTGGAGATAAGGGTCTACTTCCAAATACATCTTACTCCAAGTTTCAAAGTTATTGGGTTCTTCCAGATAACGTTCCATGATTGGTCTCAAAACTTTCTTGATGTAGTAAATCAACCTTTCTACATTCAGGAATCTTTCAGAATTTGAAAGCATCGTGGAAGTGAAGTTATGCCATAACAATGTAGCTTTACCACCAGAAGCAACTTCCTTGATAACAAAGATGTTGATACTTTCAGCAGCCAATTCATTGAGATCATCATATCTTCCTGGGCTACCAAAGTTTTCAGCTACTGGCCCATTGCCATCCCCAACGATTCCTCGATTCTGACCTGCGAATGAATACCAAGGTCCCCATTCTGTAGCAGCTTGAGCGGACAAACCAAATACAGTACCCAATACATCTGAATCCATAAGCATACCATCCTGGTTATACAATCTCAGACCTCCAGCGAAATAGGCAACATGTTCAGAGTTGATCCCTATATCCTGTTTTGCCTTTAAGATCGTAGCCTTGGTTGTGTTTACTTTTGGGATTTCGATAGCATAGGTAGCATTCTTGGTTAAATCGGCAGCGGAATACCCAGCCTGATGTACAGCTTGAGCCTCTGATAAATGCTGATGAATATGAGAAGCGAAGAACATATAGAAGTCTGAGTAATCCTTCATAACTTCGAATCCCTGAACCCAGTCTGTAGCCACTGGAGTAGTACCCGCATTACCTACTGTACCAAGGTAATACAATGGTTTATCAGCACCCAATGTTATCGGAGCAGTATTAGTACTCTTGATAGCAAGAGTAGTGTTGTTTACCTTCTGAGCATCATTCAAAAGATTGATCACATCCTGGACTGTTGAGTAATCCTGGGAAGTATCAGAGCCCACTAATACTTTTGTGATTGTTACATCGAAATATGGGTCTGCGGTTAAGAAGTTCTTGAAAAGAGCTGTATCGATAAAGATTGGATGAGTACCATCACCATTCTTGTAAGAAAGTACTGGATTGGTATTTACCAGGAATGCAGAAGTAAGATTATCCTTAGCATTCGTATTATACAAGCTAGAAATTACTCGATTTCCTACTTGTGTAAACACAACCATAAATTTACCGTTAGTACTTTGGATATCCCCTCCATACTCCTTTGTTTCAAGTTTGAGCTGGATAGCGATAACCTTTGCATCGAATCCAGTTAATTCCAGGTTCAATGTTTCACCAGTATCCGAAACATAGGCATTGCCAGAAACCTTACCAGCAAGCACTGTACCCTTTACTGCATTTACTTTACCCGAGTTTAAGTGACCAATACGACAGATTCGAAGTTGTCCTCCCATGCTTAATGCACGAGAAATGTTTGAAATGGAACCATCGGGAACTACCTCGGAACCAAATACCTCTGCAAATTGAGCAGGGCTCTTGATTATCTTTGAAGCATCAAAGAAAGGGCCCTTAGTTGTTCTTGCAAGGACAAATCCAATACCATTGTTAGGAGTAATGCTTGCAACATTGTTGTTAATGACTGTGAAGTCAACTTTAGGACTTGTAGGCATATTGTTAATAAATTAGAGATTAAAGAATGTTTCGATATAAACAAAAAAAGGAAGGAGAAATGAAATGATTCATCACCTCCTTCCTCCTAATCTGAGTTTCGACTATGGAATGTGTATGTTATCCTTAAGTGGTTGTTCTGTATCCTTATTAAAGATATCAATGTTAATTTCATTAATCGGTGTTTCACTACCAACTTCAACTGGTGGCTGAAGTAAGGTATCTTGGATTTCCCAAGTATATACCTTTTCTATGATCCCTCTTTCATCATTCGAATTATCATAGAAATTAGAAGCAATTACAAAAATGTTCCCATCGAATGGAGCCCTCTCATAGATATAGGGTTTTAAATAACCTCTCTGAGGAATTGAGGAATTCATGATAAGGTTTAGTAATCGTTGATCTTCTGAGTTTTTGGAAACTAACCTTACATTTATATATTGGTCAATTGCCTCGAAAGGAGTTTCACTAACCACATAACCTTTATTTCCTTGTTTCTCTCGATGGAATCGATTTAAACCTATACCTCCGGGAGCGAATCCTTCGGATTCTACTATGATTCTGGGAAAGCTTTCTTTCATACCTTTGGATTGGCTATTACCTACACCAAAGATTTGAATGAATTTGTTTTTGTTCTTTTTTACTTCTTCCACAGCTTGTTGGTAAAGAGCCATGCTCTCTTTTGTTTTCTCATAGAGATTAGGGTCTACTGTTAATCCTAATCTTAAAGTGTTTTCCATAAGGGCCATATAAAATGACCTCTCAATGATTTCTTGTGATGTTACCATAAGCCTCGGATTTGATTTGCCTTTAACCCAGTCCTTGTCATAATGGATCTTCGGATTTCCTTCATTAAAATGTTTCGAAGTTCCTTAGGACCTCCTGCACTTTTAAGCGAGGGTCTCCATAATGGTCTGGCTGGGATATTTTCGTTCCCATATTCCAATATGATAGCAAGCTGGTTTAAAGTTAATCCACTGTAATGTTTTGTTCCAGAAGGCATACCAACCAGGATTCTGTTTCGATATTTATAAACCCCAACAGCTTTATAATAATCACCTTTAAGGTAATATATCCCACCATCATGATTCCTTTTTAATGGAGCCCATTGAACTCCAGAACCTGCTGGGGGTTTATGTGTATGGATTGCCTTTCGGATTATTCTAATGAGTTTATCTGAAAACTTGGCAACCCCAATATCATAGCCATGTTGAATAGCAGGCTGAAGATGTGTTAATCCATTCTCTACCTTTACCCAGTTCCCTTGATTTCGGATTTCGATTTTAGGAATTGGAGGCATATAAACACTAATGGAACTACGTTGTTTTCTAGCCATAATCCTTAGAATAAGTATGTTTACATAATAAAACCCAGTAGTATTGTAATATTACATTAATGTAACGTTACCTACTACTGGGTTACCCTTATCAAAGATGATTTATTTCGAAGCTTCTTCCAATTCTGTTAAGGCAGCCGATGCACCGTTAACCTCGGTTTTTAAATTGGCTACATCTGTTTTTAATGTGTTAACATCAGAAGTTAATGTATTAAGTTTATTTGTGATCTCAGTTGTATCAACATTGATCTCATGATAAACTCCATCATCAGCTAAATACTTATTACCGTTACCATCGATTTTAAATGCCATTGCTCCAGTAGTAACTTCATACAACTTAGAAGTAGCATCACAAACAATAGCAACTATATTATCAGCGTATCCTGACATTTCATGTTGAGCCTGGGAACTTCCCTCTACAGTGAGAATTGATATTACTATAAGGTAAGTTTCGTGACCACTAACAACTGACTCTGGAAGTTTAATGATCTCCATTGGTACATACCCAGTTCCCACTACCGTATCAATAGAAATAAACCCAGTAGAAACATGATCCTGAAAAGCCTTTCTAACAGCAGCTACATTTTCATCGGAAAGGTTACCTCCTTGTTGGCCCATAATGTCAAATATAGCTGTAACATCCAGGAATTTATTTTCACCTCCTTCTGAGGTACCTCCTGAGCTTCCCCAAAATTTTTTGAAAGCATAGATTTGATTGGTACTATCCAAAAAGATCACATCACTTTGGGATAATACCCCTTTTTCTATTTCTTGGTCGGCTTGTTCCTTAGTCCATCCATGGATAAGCCTACCATTTGCACCTTTTGTTATTATACTCATATTTTTTATCCTCCATTAAATTGTATATTATGAAGTTCATTATCACAATCCACAGTACCAGTCCTACCTGATTGAGCAACTCCATCGATCCTCCAAATAGCATTACGAGCTGTTTGATTAATTCCAAGGCATTCTTCTCCAGATATGGTTACTGACATAACTGTAGACTCTGTAGAATTTTGAATTATCCAAGTAGATTGAGAGGTTGGAGTAAAGTCCCCATAATCATCCCTAGAATTTTCCCTTGCTGTTTTGTTAGGATACTTAAGGATAGAAACTACACAGTAATTATGGGAACCTTGTACTGATTGGAAATTAAGTGATACCACTGAGATACCTCCACTACATTGAATGGTACATGTTGCTACTGAACTTCTGTCTTTGTTTGCAGCAGATACAATTGCAGTCCCTACCTTTAATAAGGCAGTGATATTTGCAGTTTTATTGTTTGGGTAGGATACTGCCAAGAGATCGGATGGAGTAACACTCCAATCAATTTCTTCTGTAGCATCAGTTGGGTCCCAAACAATTAAGCTGTAGATGTTTGTAGTATCACCAGTAATTCCACTTTCTGTAACAGTATATGTTACTAAGGATTTACTTAGGTAATCCCATTTACTGGCTTAATATCTCATGGATTAGTTAATTCGTACCAACTGAATCCTTCGGCATATCCAGAAACTTCACCTCCACCACCAGAACCAGTGTTTGTTTCTTTCCATACAGCAGAACCATTTACAATGTTATATAATTGATAAATCTTGGGCTCTCCATCTACGATTGCCCTTACAAATTGACCAATTTTATAACTGAAAGTTTCACCGTTTACTTGGTAAGTTAATGTTGATGAAATAGGAGGGTTCTGTAATTCTTGGGCCTTCATAATCAATTGGATTTTTTCTTGGCCCTTTACATAAGCAAAACTACTTGGATCAGTTTCGTTTAAATTTGGTTGTTCCAAGTTCTGTAAATCATTTAACTTCTGAGCTTCCTCTTTGGTGATTAACCTTGAACCTGGAACTACCTCTACCTTATTCTGATTTAACCGGTTGAAATTGGTGTTTAGCTTGGTTGCTTCATCTCCCCAATTTGTATCACCAGTTTTAATTCGTTGTATCTGTGCCATCTTCTTGTCTTCTGAGTAATACTTGAAATACTATAGGTTCATCTTTTGCCTGGGCTACTTGAGTATCACCTTTTGAGATGTATAATTCACCATTAATGATGAATCTATCTAATGCAGCATCAAATGTCCAATATCCTTTATTATTGATGAACCCTTTTTCTACAAGCTGTTTTTGTGAGACTAACATAGCACAGTTAATCTCATCCAATTCACCAGAAGGTGTACCCACATTTAAAGGCCATGTTCTGAAAGCATTGTAATTGATTAGAGCTTGGAGAGGGATTCTTTCATAATTATTTTCATCATCATCTTCACCAAATGGTAAAGGATATTGAATATGTTTTAACCAAATCACTTCTTGTAACCCCGCATCTTGGTCAATGAAGTTTTGTACGATATGTTTATATTTTTTCCATATCGAATCGTTAACTAAGAATGCCATAGATTTGGATTAAGCTTTCTCTACGTAGTTTCCTACTAAATCAGACAGATTATGAGATAATGGTTGACCACTGTCTCTTATACATTTATATAATACCTTGGATTGGGTATAATACTTATCCTTGAATATTTCCATTGGGGGTGCATAAGGAATAGGATCATCCTTTGTCCCTGCATGTTCTTCATCAACCCGTTTCCAAAGGGAGGCTGTTTCCAAAGAGGGTTTCCAGTTTTCCTGTGTTTTGTGACCTTGCAATACTTCCCAAAGATCCTCACCATATTGGTATCTGTGTCCTTTAACGACATCTATACCTATTTTCCATTTGGGGTATCTGTCTTTTACTCGCAATGCCTCTGAAGGAGTTAAGTTGTAAGTGTTAATCTCTGAATTTGCTTCCAAGTCTAAAGCCTCCAATGCAAGCAATCTGCTGAACTGCTGGTTGATTACTGGTTGTTCTCCTTCTGGATAAGTCCATTCTTCACTATTCAGTAGTTCGACAAAAGACGGATCGCTAAAACTATAGCGAGGAAAATCTTCATCATCGAAGGGTGCAAGGTATTCCTCATGCAAGATTACCTTGCTCTGGTCTACACTCGTCCTCATTTCCGGGAGGACTTCTATTCCGTGGGACTTGCACCACACGATGTCTACAATTGCGTATTTCATATCCAATTAATTTTTAATGTTACTTTGCTTTTAGGGTTTGGAGGTAGTTGTAGGCTTTGATACAGTCGTCTTTGGATAAAGCACTACTATAAATTCCAGCTAATTTAGTTGCCGACTCAGCAAATTGATTACTTCCATCAAAGCCTAAATTTACCATTGTATAATTTGATGATATATTGCCAGGCACAATATTGTATTCATTCCAATTTTCATCATATACTTTACCCTCTGAAGTTACGGCTCTCACTACATTTGATGGTATCAAGGTTTTATTTCCCTTTAATACGACATACACACCACTACCTTGAAGATTTCGGATTCTAACCTTTGATGATAAGTCAAAACCACAATAAGCTATCTTTTTAACGGGGAATTTAAAATCTAATATAACAGTAAAATTTTCGCCAAATTTAAACTGTTTACTAACCGCTTTATCATCCACCCCATCAGTAACCAGATAGCCAGCATATTCACCTTCTTCATTGTAGCCACTTCCTTCGATAAACCCAAAATTCGACAGCACAAGATCATTACCATTGCCCGTAATGTTGGCAATAGTAGCACGATCTTCGTCCTCGTTGGTTTTGCCTACCACTGTCCATGCCTGGTCG